GCCCAATGACAAAGTAATCTTCATTAAATAGTGCATTATGAAGGTCACACCCAAGCGTTCCCTCTCTGCCTGGTAGATTGTCGATGGCATGCTGTTTAACCTTTTCTTCAAAGGTTTCCTGTGTTGTTGCTTCGTTCTTGTTCATGTGGTGTAAGATTTACTTTATTAATTAATCCGTTAGTTTTGTTTAACGATACAAATATACATCAACTATTGTCACTTATTACAAAGTATTTACAGCATATTCACGTTATATGTGTAAGTTACTGATAATCAGGCGATAAAAATGCATTTGTCGTTGAAAATAAATCGTCTGATTATCAACGAGTTAGCGCAACATCCTGAACATCGCAATCTAAACAGGTTTAGCTGATGCCTGTTTGCTTTGTTATTGTGCAATGTTCCCGACTAAATGCCTCGACTATGTTCAACACGCCGAACATAACCCGAAACAACACAGCCAAGAAAGGCGCAACCATTCCCGCTATGCAGATCCACCCAAGACACCCCAACAGACAAAAAAAGAATTATTTTTTTACGCCCCAAAATGCGCCCCAATCGGGAAAAATCGGGATATAAGGAAGGGGGGGTATCATATTAATACCTCTGACCCTGGGGTACAGTATTCTATAAAACATATATATTTGCACAAAAAAGTAATGTAATGGGTATTACTAAGGAGGGGCGGAAAGAGTGCATACGGGGTAATTTAAAGTACTTCCTTTGCATAAAGCTTCGGCGGAAGTACGGGGAAAGGCTTTTAGATTCTGAAGCGATTAGGGAGGCTTTAAAAGAGCGTTCTGAGATCGAGGGGGTAAGTGTGGGGGACAGGGACGTATCTATGTACATAAATGGGGCAGTTGATGAGAGCCGGATATTATATTATAAGTTAGCATGCGCGGTGGCTGCTAATAAGCCTATACGTTATTGGGCGGTGGGGCATTACCTGGCAACGGTGGGTAATGTGGATATTGATTCATATAAGGCCTATATTGCTGGGTTGTGAGGGCGGTGTAACAGCGCATGCAGGAATGCACTGTTGATAACTTTTTATACGGTTTGTGTAAAACATATGAAAGCACCTATTATCTTTGCATAAAATTATTACAATGGATTTAAAAATAATCAGAACATTAAGGAGTGAAAAGAGATTGAGTAAATCAGCTTTGGGTAAGCTGTGTGGGGTATCACGTGGCAAGATTATGCGCATGGAAGATAAGAGCGAAGGCAAATACCAAGATGTGGTTAAGGTAATGACGGCATTGGGTTTTGAATTAAGATGCCAGTTGATACCACCTGCATTCGACCCGAATAAATAAGTAACCAATTAAATTTATATATATCACATGGCAAAGAACGAACCTAAGCTCCTGAAGCTTAACAAATCAATGACCAAGACCATTACCGATTACCTTATTAAACGTAGAGCGGAAGGTGCTACCAATGAAGTAATACGTAAGGAAGTATTCAAGGATTATGGTATTGACCTTACCCTTTATAAGTTTGAATGGGAACCGGTAGCCAAGAAGGGGCCCGTACCTGCTGAACGCGCATTGACTACCACCCACCAGCAGAAGAGGAGCAAGGAGATTATAAATTACAAGCATGAGTTTACCCAGGAAGAAATAGTCGCCAAGGCCCACCTGCAAGCAACAGCTCAGGCCGACCTTAATGCGCTGAAGGATCAGAAGAAAAGCGTTATGGCCGATTTCAATGCCAAGATACAGGCCAAGCAGGAAACAATTAATGAATATGCCAGGCAGGTGAACTCAGGCGTGGAATCAAGGCGCGGGGAGTGTGAGATAATAAAAGATTTTGAGAAGGGTATGAAAACAGCATACCTCGATGGCAAAGTAGTGCTGGAGGAGAAGCTAACCACGGCCGACTATACCATTCCCTTTCCAGATGAGGAGTAATAGACCTGAACTTGGATTCATAAAGCCATTCGTTATTTGGGTGGTGGTTTGGATAGCATTAACAATAGTCCTTAATTTTATAATCAACTAAATCAATTACATTATGTCAAGAAGCAACAATGTGGATATTAAAAATCCAACTACCAAAGTTTATACATGGAGTGGGTCAAAAGGAATTTTTATGTCCTATGACAAAGAAGCAAAACTTAAAACAGAATTACCATTGCCCATTAAATTTATCGCTTTAGATGCCCTATCCTGCATTAGGGGTTACAATCCAAAGGAAGAAGAAGGTTACTACTGCAATGAAGTAAGAGACCTGAAAAAAGAAGTGATGCATGTCAGAACCAAGAAGGGCATGTTCATCGAGGGATACTACAGCGATATAAAAGACAGCATCCCAGGTGGCAAGTACACACAATCAGTTTATGCTTTGGTGAAGGAAGGAGACCAATTCATTATCGTTAATATTCAACTAAATGGTTCATCGCTGGGCTCATGGATTGAATTTCGTAAAAAGAATCAAATTTTTGAGGGGGGTATTGCCGTTAAGTCAAGCATTGAAGGTAAGACTGGTGCAACCGTATATCGCATACCGGTATATGAAACAGTACCACTAACACCTGAGACCGAAGCCACGGCTAAGGAGCAGGATAAGGAACTACAGAAGTATATCAAGGCTATGTTGGCCCGTAATGTAACTGATGCGCCCAATGCAGAGGAAGTAAATACTTCTGAAGAGGTTCACGAAGAACCGGTTCATAATGGAAGTGCCGAAGTTGACGATCTACCATTTTAATATCTGTTAATAACTTACCTATACTCACTTGGTTGTGGGTATAGGTTTTAATTTATATTTACAACCGGAACCTGCTAATAACATGAATAAAAAAATTTGCCCGAAACATCATTGCTTCTTGACTCAAATCGAGTCCGGCAGGTTCCCTTTGATGTGTAGGGCAATCTTATTTATATGATAACAATATCTATTCAATCCAGTTCATTACTTAAAAAAGATGAAGATGTATCTCTTACATCTTCTCTTATCAGAAACGAAAATAATCCTAACCGGCCATTTGTTAAATTGGAGTTAGAGGATAAAAAAACAGGGAGTAAGGTTCATATCACACTGAACAAATATGAAGCAAAAAATTTGTCCAGGGGGCTTCGTGCTTTATCTATGGAAATGTAATTATTTACTGTACTACAAATTGTAATACAACTGTACTACATGGAAACAAAAACAACATCATTCAGGTTGCCTAAAGACATACTTAATAAGCTTGAATCATTATGTATATCAATGGGAAAGAATAAAACAGATATTGTAATACAATTAATAAAAGACTGTACTACAAATTGTAATACAACTGTACTACAAAAGACAAAAGAAGTGGCTATTTCTCCTACCCCTATATACGCGCATGCGCCCACACCTGATAGATACGCTTTACGTGTTTCTGATAGGGGATTAAAAGGGGGAAACTCTTTTTTGGATGAGAATGGGACCGAGATACCATTACCCCCCTCTTCACCGGAACTTGATGCTAAGCAAAAAGAAATTCAGGCTAGGTGGAAACTGGATTACGAAGAAAGTTTAAAACGAAGAGGGGTTAAGCCATGAAAGAGATTGCGTTAAAATATCATTCCATAGGGCTATCGGTTATACCGGTATCGCAAAACAAAGTTCCCACAGGCAGATGGAAAAAAAGCATTGAGACCCAGGTGGAGCCAAATGGACAGTTTGATGAGGCGTTTGGTATAGGTATCGTTTGCGGCCCTGCAAGTCAAGGTTTGGAGGTTGTGGATGTAGACCTGAAGCATGACGTTACCGGAACCCTATGGGATAGGTATAAAGCTTTGGTGGGAGACCTTTTAAGTCGCCTGACGATAGAACAAACACCATCGGGAGGTTACCATTTGATTTATCGCTGCGAAGTGATTGAGGGCAATAAAAAACTTGCCATGCGCTATGCTACGGATGTAGAGATAAAACAAAATCCTAATCGAAAACAGGAAACACTTATCGAAACTCGTGGTAATGGAGGCTACATCATGTGTGCGCCTAGCGAGGGGTATGAACTTGTGCAGGGAGGTTTTGATACCATACCCGTACTTACCGTTGATGAAAGAAATGTTTTACTTGATTCGGCTAAGGCTCTGAATGAAGTTTTTATTACAGAACCAAAGCCCAAAATGTTTTATGAGGACAGTAGCCCATTCGATGAATACCAAAAGCGTGGAGATTTGGTTCTGTTGCTGCAGCAGCATGGTTGGGAGTATGTGCAGGACTGTGGTGAGAACATGATGTTTAAACGCCCTGGCAGCGAACACAAATGGAGCGCAGGGCTACACAAGGTTACAAAACTTTTTTATGTATTTACTTCATCGACACAGTTTGAGCCGAACAAAGCCTATAATTCCTTTCAGGTGCTTAGCAAGCTAAACTTCAATGATGATGGAGGTAAATGCTTTCAATGGCTCAAGGATAATGGTTATGGCAAGGGCTATAAAAAAATAACTCAAGACCAACCCAAGGGGAAATTTATTGCGCCGGTAGATAAGAAAATTCAATACCTAAACAGCGTTAGGAATGGCTCTCTGGCCATGGGATTGCCATTAGGGATTAAAGACCTTGACGAACATTGGAGAGAGAAGCAAAACCACTTACGTTGCTGGCTCGGCATTGACAACACAGGAAAGTCGCAAATCGTTTGGTATATCAGGACATTGCTTGCCAAATTACATGGACAAAAAACATTGATATATGCAGGGGAGAATAGCGTAGGCAATGTGTACAGAAAGATTATTGAATTTTATAATGGCCTTGAGTTAAAATATATTTCTGAGAATAATTATAAATCATCGCTTCAATGGGTGGATACACACTTTAAGGTGATTGAAAAGGTTGCCATATATACACACAAGAATGTTTTGGAGATAGCGAATAAGGCCTTTGAGGATTGCGCATATCAGTCGCTAGTTATAGACCCTTATAATTCTCTTTACCGGAATAAAAAATATAATGAAAATGACCATAGTTATGACTATGATGCCCTTGGCGAAATGAGACAATGGATAGAGGACCACAACTGCTGTATTGATTTGATCTGCCATGCGGGTACGGAAGCAAGCCGGAGAATACATCCTAAAGGGCACAGGTATGAAGGAATGGTTATGCCCCCAGGGAAAGCCGATGCCGAGGGAGGACAGAAATTTGCTAATAGGACAGATGATTTCATGACCATACATCGTTATGCCCAAAGCAAAACTGAATGGATGTGGAATGAAATTCATGTTAGAAAAATAAAGGAAACGGAGACAGGGGGTAAGGTTACATATCTGGATAATCCAGTAAGGCTTAAAATGAATTTTGGGCAATGCGGTTTTGAGGATGAATATGGTTATGACGCTATGCTCAAAACAACTACTGCCATACCTGCTGCATTGGATTATAGCGAACCATTAAACGTACAGCAAGAACAAACAGATTTACCTTTTTGATATGAGCAATAACCCAAATCATTTTAATCGGAAGATGGTAAGCCCAGGAGCTTTTAAAACTGAAATTAAAAGCGAACCCGTATTGGTATTTACTACGAGACCGCACATCCATCGCCCATGGATGAATGGCTGTACCTTCAAAATGAAAGGCAAGAACTATAAAGTTGTTTCAGGTGGCTATGACCACAGAGGTGATACGATTAAGTTTCAGGAAGTGGGTGGCCAGGTGTATGTAGTTACTGAAGAAGATTTTTTTAGTAAAGTTTCTAAACAAGATTTAAACCTAGGGAAATGAGCAAAGGAGTATTTGAATTAATGAAAGAAAAACCTTTTATAAAAGGTGATGCAATAATAAACGCGATGGATGTATTAGATTCCATCATGCCTAAATGCAATCACCAATATAGAAAGACAGAGCCATCACTTTTAAACGAGGAAGGGGTGTTGCTATGGCGTTGTGTTCTCTGCAATAAAACTGTAGCAAGTACATGAAGATATATTCTCAAAGCAGACTTGCGCTTACCACATTGAATAAACCATTTTATATTTATGGTGCAGCCATTGTAAATCCACATGGAGATTCAGGCATATATGATGTCAGGAACTGGCCATGCAGAAAGAAGGTAAGGACACCCAAGCAAAGGAAAATGACCAAGGCAGAAAGAGAAAGAGAGTTTAAAATATGCATGATGAAAGCAGAGATAGAATTATCCAAGCGCAAAGTTAAGTCCATGTTGGATGAATTTGTAAATGAAGCTACTAATAAAGCATTGCAAACATTATGAGTGTAGAGATAATATTTATTCAGATGTGCCAACAGTTTGGTGTTCCAGCCCCGAAGCTTGAATATATTTTTGCACCTGGAAGGAAGTTTAGATTCGACTATGCCATACCCGAATACAAACTTGCCATTGAAACCGAAGGCGGTATATGGCAGAAGGGGGGCACAGGCCATAGCCATCCCACCGGAATAGTTAGAGACATGGAAAAATATACATTAGCAGCGACATTGGGATGGAGGGTTATTCGAGTACAACCCAAAGATTTGTTGAAGATGGATACTATCAATGCGATAAAAAAAGCAATGGAGTGGAAAATAATTCCCGCATAATGTAACCTTACTTAAAAACAAACGTAATAATTAAACAAAACATACATTATGAAAAAATTTTTATTATCTTTGCGCCATGCAATCAGAAAATTACTTGTTACAATTTGGGATAAAATCCACAAGGCAGAGGACGATCAGGAGCCTTTCGATTGGATTTCACTTAACTAAATAGCATGACACGATTCACCAGGGAGCAGGAAAAAGAGTTTGAGGGTAAGCGAAACCATGCAAGGAAACTGAAAGAGGAGATAATGGAATTGATATATCCCAGCCGTGAATACAAATGTTATTTCATTGAGTACTTTCCGGACTATAACACCACAGAAGGTAAGAACAAAATCAGGGCCACATGGACAGGCTCCACGGCTTCAGATGATGTAATAAAAATGATGGTCTATGTGCTCGATAAATTAAAATCTAAATATGGAAAAATTTAAAGCGGGTGTCAACCGCGTATTAGTTCTACCTGCGCAGCCGGAAACATTAATGGGTAAGGCTGGCTTAATTAAAATATCTGAGTGGCGCAAGGCACCACCAAATTACGGAACGGTTATAGATGTAGGTAAGTTGGAAGGGACTTACGCGGAGATACCAAACCCACCCAAGGTGGGTAATTATGCTTTATGGAACCCTAAAGCAGTTGAAAAGAAACAGCATGTGGAAATTGAACTTGATGGTAAGATTCATTTTATACTTCACATTGAGCACGTATTCGGTGTGCTTAAAAAATTACCGGAAGAAAAGAAGTTATATAATGCCGCAACCACTTCTGTAGCATGATTACATTTTATCTGTTTTGTACAGCTATAGCTTGGTTTGTTACCTGCCATCGTGAATCTAAGATGTGGCATAACTGGTTATATTACCGTGCCTTTGAAAAATCTACGGATGATGATTTAAAAGAATTTTGGAAGGTTAAAAATTATTGGCTGTATTGCTTATATCAGTTAATCACCTGTGCTTTCTGTGTGGGGTTTTGGACTGCTTGCTTTTATACTATTTTTATGTATGAAAGCAATTTTAGCCTTATTGTATTTTGGTTAATTATTAAGAATAGTTTTATAGCTGGTTTATTATCGGTCATTGTATGCAGCCTATACCAATCCATAGAGAGATAAAACTTAACCCAAGGGTTAATAAGAATGCTTTTCACGGGGCTATTCGTCCCTTGAGGCAGATATATCGCTCAAAGGAAAAAGGATTTCCGGTGGGTGAATTTAGTTCTGTTACAGGTCTTGATACAAATGAATTATATAGAAAACTTTTACCATTGAAATTTTTAAACCTTGTTACTTTACGTGGCAGGGTTTATATTTTGAAAGATATTTATTGGGATAGCTTATTGGATTATCTCAGGCAGGAAAAAGAAATTAAAGAACCATCATACACCCTATTAAAAAATTGTAAATCAGCATGATATTTTTTCGTATTAAATAATAACCTATACACAATTACAATGAACAGAGAAATTAAATTTAGAACCTTATATAAAGGGCAATGGTACAATTGTACTGCTGACGAGGCATTTATGATTAATCAAGAATCGATGACGGATTCAGACTATGCTATAGTAACTGGAGAAAATAGAACACTTTCCACAGGTCTATTTGATAAGAATAGAAAGGAAGTGTTTGAAGGTGATATATTGACTCATCCAGAACAGGAATCATTTTTTAAATGGGAAGTAAGGTTTGAAAATGGATGTTTTGGAGTTAGTAATATTTGTGATTCTCCAATTAAAGATTTTCATCCATGTAAAGGACAATATTACTTTGACGATAGGATTATTATCGGCAATATATTTGAGAATCCAGAACTACTTAATTCCTAACCTATGAGCAAAACATATAGAGAAGTCCCAGTATTTGAAGGACAAGAAAATTAATAACCTATACACAATTACAATGAAAAACAGAGAAATAAATTTTAAATAATATGAGCATAGTTCTTATAGTTCCATTTTATAATGAGCAAGAGATTCAGCGTAAAGCCGAACTTGATACGGTATTAGCAGCCAATATATGCAATGGTTTAATATCTAAAATTGTATTGGTAGCCGATGAAACAATACCTGAAAATTTAGAATACCCATTTGAAAAAGTAATTATACGTAGGCTTGGCAGAAGGTGTACATTTTCTGATTTATTTTATCATATTGCTCCAAACTATTCAGAACCCGACGATATAGTTATAATCTCCAATGGAGATATTAAGTTTGATGATACTTTATCGAGGCTTAAATATATTAGATGGGAATCTGATATAGCATTGGCTTGTTCTCGATGGGATAAGTATGATGGAGAATGGAGGGTTTACCCAACACATGATTCGCAAGATTTTTGGATTTTTAAGGGACCAATTAAAGGCATGTACAGTAATTTCCCATTAGGTAAACCAGGTTCAGATAACCGCATAGCATGGGAAATGGATAATTCAGGATATTGGGTGTTCAATGTGGCTAAAGATATTAGGGGGTTCCATATTCACGAAAGTTTGAGTAGAAACTATACGAGAGCAGAAGTCATACCTGAACCCTATAAGTTGATGCATCCAACAGATTTAAGCACGGTAAAGATGATTAAGCCTAAGAAAATACTTCACATAGGCATGTATGCATTCATGCAAGCCGAAGGCAGTATAGGCGAAGGATTACAGTCCAATGGAGACTATAAATTTATTGACTGGACCACCTATTGTGATAACTGGAGGCTCAGTCCTGATAAGAGAAAAGAATTTGAGAATAGAGTTCTCAATGAGGTATATGGCATGGATATATGCTTTATGCAAATCCAAACTGAAAATATTGTTTCTCTCGATCTTATAAGGGCGATGAAAAAATATAATCCTAACATTATTATTTATAACTGGACCGGTGATGTGAGGGAGAATATACCTAAGTGTTTTACCGATATAGCCAGCGATTGTGTTTCTCTTTTTACCAATGCTACCGATGTAGAGAAAATGAAGGATATGGGCTTCAAAAGCGAATACCTGCAGATAGGTTTTCCTGAGAAGATATATTGCCCAAGGGGATATATGAACATGAAGGAACCCATTGTGTTTATGGCTAATAACTATTACGATATGAAGGAAGGGAAGCACTCCTTCCCCCTTGGTAAAGAAAGACAGGACATGGTTATGTTTCTAAAAGAAAACTATGGTGATAAGTTTGGTGTGTATGGCAATGGATGGAGTGGGCTTGAAAGTGGTGCGTGTGTTAATGATGGCATACAGGAGGCAAGCATATATCGCGGGGCGGCCATGGCAATAAATTATTCTCACTTTAATTATAAACGTTATTCAAGTGATAGACTACTCAGAATCATGGGAAGCGGATGTTTCTGTATAAGCCATAACTATCCTGAAATAGAAAAAGATTTTGAAGTGGGCAAGCACTTGGCTGTATTCAATACCTTGGATGAACTAAAAAATATTATCGATCACTTCCTTTCTCATCCGGAAGAGGCCCATAAAATAGCTAAGGAGGGTTGTGAGTATGTACATAAGACAGCTACCTGGAAGAAACGTATTCAGCAACTTCTAAAAATGAAAGTATGATCGACAAAAAAGTATTGGCCTATAGCCGTAAGATGTTGCAAGCATGGCTGAGCTTTGATGCTGGGTGTTCATTACCTGAATACTTCGGGGCCCATAAAGGCACGTTGGGTTTGGAACTGCAGCAAGTACCGGAAGAGTATAGCCAGTTGTTATGCTGGTTCAGAGAACAAAAGTTTGAAGATTATTTAGAACTTGGTGTTGGCCGTGGCGGTTCTTTTTTACTTAACGTTGCTTTTCAATCTAGATTGAAGCATGCGGTATGTGTAGATAATTCTGAGTATTGGAAGGATGATCAGAAAAAATCTATTGAAGAAAAAGTTAAATGGCTGAAAGAAAATACAAATACCTCTGTAACTTTTTATGATCAAAGTACTGATGATTATTTTGCGGATTATATACAAGGCCCAAAATATGATTGTATATTCATTGATGCCGACCATTCCTACGAAGGCGTTAAGAAAGATTTTAATAATGCTTTAAGGGATATAAGGAATGGAGGATACATAATCTTCCATGATATTAATTCCTCTAGCTGCCCTGGTGTAATGAAAATTTGGGAAGAGGTTGGGGTATTGGCAAATAGCTTGAATGATCTTTCTCAATGCGTAACTGATGTAAAGACATTCATACATGGGAATAATTGTGGCATCGGAATCATTCAAATAAAAGACAATGATTAACGGAGTTGTTATTGTAGAAACAAGACCTAATGTGGGGCTTCGCGCAGTAGTTGGCAACTGCATGAAATATTTAGATAGAAATTGGATGCCATTTGTTTTTTGTTCCGAAAAGAATAAACATGAAGTGTATAACGAAGCCAAATATATTTTGCAGTCCGATTCACTAAATGAATCCCAATATAATCGTATGCTGACCTCATCATTGTTTTGGAATCTTTTACCATTTGATAAAGTACTAATTACTCAGACGGATGCTGCAATGTTGCGTTCGGGCATAGAGGAATTTATGGGATGGGATTATTGTGGCGCACCTTGGACTTTTGCCCATCATGGCGGTAATGGAGGCTTTAGTTTACGCACCGTTAAATCCATGAAGGATGTATGTGATGAGTTCAGATATGACCCATCAATGGGTAACGAGGATGTTTTTTATTCAAACATTTTAAAGGCTTACCCTAAGTATGGCAAGTTAGCCCCAAGGGAAGTAAATGAAAAATTCTCTTGTGAATCTATTTTTAAGTTGGGCACTTTAGGAGTCCACGCTATAGATAAGCATTTGACAAAAGGACAATGCGAAACAATTTTAAACCAATATAAATGAAGGGGAATTAGGTAGATAATTAGACAAATGGAAACAGATAAGAAAATATTGGATGCATGTTGCGGTGGGCGCATGTTTTGGTTTGATAAGAATAATCAATTAACTATTTTTGCAGATAAGCGCATGGAAACTATAACATTTAAGGACTTAGATGAAAAAAGGGTATTGGATATTAAACCCGATATTCAAATGGATTTCACTAAAATGCCATTCAAACATTCAACCTTTAAATTAGTGGTATTTGACCCGCCGCACTTAAATAAAGCAGGTAAAAACTCATGGCTTGCAAAAAAATATGGAGTGTTGGGAACTGATTGGCAAACTGATATAAAAGACGGTATAAATGAATGTATGCGAGTATTGGAGCCTTATGGCGTTCTCATATTCAAATGGAATGAATCGCAAGTCAAAGTAACCGAAGTATTGAAATTAATAAGCCATAAGCCTTTATTTGGGCATACAACGGGGCGACAAGCTAAAACTATATGGCTAACCTTTATGAAAACTGAAAATGTCTAATCAAATACCTAATTCCCAAATGAAGGTTATAGCAGAAGTTATTTTGCATTATGGAAAGGAAACACTTGAGTATGCCCTCAAGTCATTAGAGCCATTTGCAGATAAGATTGTTATTCTTTACAGTAAATATCCATCTCAAGGCTTTAGCAGTCCAACAGCCGTTAATCCAGATACAAGGGAAGAATTATTTGCCATTGCCAAAAAGTTTCCAAAGACCGAATGGGTAGACTGCCAACCTATGGGGAGCGAGGGAGAACACAGAGGCAGGATATTTGAATACACTAAAGAATATGATGTTTGTATGCTTTGTGATGCCGATGAGGTTTATGAGCCAAACGACTTGGGAAGGGTTTTACACGAAGTTTTTATTGGCGATAAGCGTTATTATAACGTGGATGGCTTCATACATTTTTGGAAGACAAAGGAATGGTGTTGCACCGATAGCTTCAGGCCCACAAGGTTCATTCGCCTGGCAGCCAACGATAATAGTTATGGAGAAGTAAAGTGCAGGATATATCATTTCAGTTGTGCTCAGGATATAAAAACCATTCAGTATAAGTGGACTGTAAGTGGGCACCATGACGAACTAAGAAAAGATTGGTTTCAAATTTTTAATGATTGGTCTCCTGAAAATCAGATTAAGGATGTACACCCCACTTCATTTGGGGTGTGGCCAGCTGTACAAAAATTCACAGGAATACTACCCTATGGCTTATAAGATTAAAATTTGTGGTATATATAAAATTACTAACCCAAAAGGCTCGGTATATATTGGACAATCTGTTCATTGTAAAAAAAGAATTGCTTCGTATAAAAATAAAGAATGCGTAACTCAACATAGATTATTAAATTCTTTGTTGAAGTATGGAGTTGATAAACATAAATTTGATATTATTCATACATGCACTAGAGGGGAATTAAATTATTTAGAAAAATATTATGTAGATTTATTTCAATGCTATAATTCAGAACATGGATTGAACCTTAAAGATGGTGGCGGATCTAAAGGGGCTATGTCTAATGAAACAAAATTAAAAATAAGTATAGCACATAAAGGACGATTTGTTTCTGATTCTACTCGTGATAAAATTAGGAATTTTAATTTAGGAAAAAAACACTCAGAAGAAACTAAATTAAGGATGAGTTTATCTCATAAAGGGAAGAATACATGGATGAAAGGATCAAAGCTTTCAGAAGAAACAAAGCTAAAAATATCTAAATCTAATATAGGAAAGCACAGTATGAAGAGAACTAAAATATTAATTTAAGGATGGAATGGTTTAAGAATTTCACGGGAATTCAGATGTCTAGCAATTTTCAGGCCTTCGATTTAATTTCGAGAGTTTTGGATGCTAATACACAGGTAAGGCGTATTTGCGAAATAGGCACTTACACCGGTTCCTTATCCATTTACCTGGGCCTTGAGGCATTACGAATAAGCTCCAACCTGCCCATGTACACCTTCAATATCGAAAGGCAGCATTCATCCATAACGCAATCCATATTTAACAGACTAGATGTAAAGTTTGTTTTAATGAATGTATTTGAAAAGAGGCAGGACCTTTTTGATTTATTCGACAGGCCTACATTTTTGTTGTGTGATGGAGGCAATAAGGCGGATGAACTTATTATGTGTTGCTCAGAGCTTCCGGCAGGGAGTATAGTTGCTGTACACGATTATGGTACAGAGTTCCTGGATAAACATTGGCAGGTGGTAAGCGATTATGTGCAGCCAATATGGGAAGAGGAATGGACAAAAGAAGATGTAAGGTTGGCCCTATTTAAAATAAAATAATTATGACATTAGTAGAAAAGTTTAAACAGGTTGTTGAAACTCCAAGTGATATAAATTTTCACATACCTATTCTTAATGATTATGCTTATGGGTGTAGCCATATTACTGAAATGGGTGTGAGGGATGTTGTTTCCACATACGCATTTTTAATGGCAGCCAAATCAACTGGAGCGAAGGTTATAAGTTATGATATTGAAAAGACAGAAGGAGTAAGCAAATGCTTGAAGATTTGTTTAGAGGAGAATGTAGATTGGGAGTTTATAAAAGAAAGTTCTATAGAAGCCTTAATCGAGCAAACGGATTTATTGTTTATAGACACACTTCACACATATGCACAACTAAAAAAGGAATTGGAACTTCATGCGGGAAAGGTTAATAAATATATTTTCTTCCACGACACAGTTTCTTTTGCAAGGCATGGTCAGGACGGAACAATGGATAAAGGATTAATGGATGCCATTAATGAGTTTCTTATAGCAAACTATGGGACATGGAAGGTATGCCATTACGAAGCAGTTAATAACGGATTACTTGGAATAGAAAGGGTATGAAGAAATTACTTTTCATATCTCATCCGCAGGGCGCAGAAGATAAGGAGCCATTTTATCAGGCACTTAAAAAAAAGTATGAATGCTTATTTTGGAAACATGAAACTAAGTTAATGGGTGGAAGGAATTTTGATGTTCTCGATCTTGAAAATATTGGTGATTTAGATATTGTATATATACATGCTGGTTCTATTTCTGATGCAGTATTAGAGTCTATAAAAAGAAACTGTAATAATCCTATTGCAGTTCAATGGTCAGGCGATTGCCGTGATGAATTATTCCACGATACATTAAGATTAAAAGGCCTAGTAGATATTACATTGCTTGCTTGTGGCATGGGAGAGCAAAAGAAAATGTATGAAAAAGAACTTGGCAGAGTGGAATGGTTCCCTCATGGAGTTACAGACTGGCAGTTTCTTCCAGTGAATAAAGATGCCAAAGGAATAATATTCATTGGTAATAACTACGAACACTTTTCCGGTGCCAGGGACCGCGCTGAAATATGTAAGCAGTTAAAAGAAACATACGGTGATTTATTTAAGGTATATGGCAACGGCTGGGGCGATATAGGGGAAGGTACCATACCATTTGAAGAGAACCATTTGTATTACAACAAAGCGGCTATAGGTATTGATGGTTCCATATTCAATGATAAGGATGGATATTTTAGTCATAGGCCATTGCAGATTATGGCTGCAGGATGTTTATGTATGGTGCGTAGGTTTCCTCAATATGAAAAATCATTTCACCCACGTTCTTTTTGCACCTGGGATAATGCAGATGAACTTATAAAAACAATAGATAGTTTTTTAGGTGATAAGGAATTGAGGAATTATTATGCTGAGACAAATCAAATATCTATGAAGAAAAGATTTCATTATGATGCTTTGGTTGAACGCTTTGAAAACATACTAAATGCAAAAGTTACCGCTTAATAAAAATAATATCTGGGCTACAGTTCGTGAGGTAATGGACAGAAAGAATGTTACCAAGCCAATGATATTAAAGGCCTGTGAGAATGGTAAATTGGACTATGAATATGTAAGCGGGTTAAAAAAAAGGCATATCTTTATTGTGATGAATGAGAAGTATAAGGTGTTCTCTAATACATCAAAGTATCGATTAGATATTAACGCCTTGATAGAATTTACCAATAAAAGAATACGTGCAAAAGTATAATCCCATATCTCCCGATGAAGATTTTGTTAAGTGGATTTTAAGTATAAATAAATCCTGGCGCGACCGTACTACCTTTCAGCCATTTGAAGATTATAAAAAGCAATGTGATGATTGGCTTAAAGAAAATTTGCGCGTACATAATTTTGAGCCCGACTCCGAAGAGCAAAGGCAAGCTATACTAAAAGAGGGTAGCCGTGTAAAGGAGAACTCCCTTTACTACATGAAAAAGTATAATTGGTATGTGGAGGCTTCCGCGAATGGTGGAAAGCTCAAGACTACCACTTGTGAGGTACAGGATGTAATGTGCTTCCTTATCGATTACGGATGCTCCATGCTTATAGCTAAGGCCCGTGGTATTCGTTCCACCTCAACCTTTCTGCCGGTGGCGGGTATGAAAGTGAGGCGGGTTAAAAATATGAGCGTACAGTATATATGTTCAAGCGAAACCAAGGCCAAGAAATTATTTGATGAGAAGGTTAAATTTTCCACCCAAAGCGATCCTGAGTGGTTACAGCCCCGCGTAGGTAGCGAAACCAAGAAAGGTATAGAATACTATAAGCAGGTGGCCAAGGGTGAGCGTGAGGGAATGAAAAGCAAATTGTTTATAGATGCTCCATCCAAGGACGTTGTAAATGCTATCAACCCTAACCTAGTGCTCATTGACGAGGCCCCCTCCATAGGCATGTTCGATATAATGATGCAGGAGGCTCGTCCTGCATTATTTACTTTTGATCCTGATACCGGAGAGCGTAGAATGACTAAGCAACTTATAGCTTGGGGCTCTAGCCAGGAAGATGAGGAAGGCGCGCAGGTATCTGATGAGTTTGAAAATTACTGGAAGGCACTTTATGCCAATTATCAGAAGGGCGATTATTCCGATGGCTTTGTTCCTGTTTTCTTTGACTGCTGGGCTATACCTGGCTTGACTGAGGAAATGTATAACAATGAGCGTACAGTAGCCATCAGCAAGCAGAAAGAGTCTGCACTTATACGATTCCGTAAGCATTATCCTACATGCCCTGATGATGTGTTTTTAAGGAATGCCGATACCCTTATTGATTTTGAGGATATACAGGGGCAACTTGAAAGGATTTATTCATTAATAAAGAGTGATAAATTAACTTTATTCAGGGGTTATTTTGAACCCATATACGATCAGAATAGCCCCCTGCCAATAGAGATTGGTTCTCCTTATAAAATAATAGGCTGCAACTGGATACCGGTTGATGATACAGATATGAATAAAGCTACTGTAACCATATTTGCCCATCCCAATTATGATTGGGTAAATAGGTATTATCAGGGAACTGATCCTATTGTGGGTACAGGTGGACATTCCAAATTTGCAAGCGTAATATGGGATAATTGCTCAGAGAAAGATGATGGCAAAACTTTAGCTGCGGTATTAAATTGTAGACATACCAATTACCATAAGGATTACGAACAGGCTTATTGCTTGCATTTATATTATTCCAATCCGGCACAGAGCCATTTTATACCGGAACTTCTTGAAATAAATGTTGGACATACTTATCACACTTATTGTGAGGTTATGCGCTATGGATATAATATGATTGCCAATGCTGAGCTTTCGGATTCATTACGATGCGGGGAGCAGATAATAGGCATAAATAAAAAAAGTCCTAATGCCCCATATATTCTTTTTAAGACCAAAGACCTGATGTTTAATTATTGCGGAAGGATAATGATACCTGAATTTTGGCAGCAAGCCAGGACTTATGTAAGAGATAAAAGGGCAAATATTACCGTTGACAGATTTAGTCCCAATGATAAAACTGATTTTGATGACATACTTGATGCCGGTACCTATGCCTACATAGCTAGTGAAACAACCCACAGGGAGCCCAAAAACCTCCATGTGGATAGACAGGTGAGCAAGCCACAAAGAAAGTTAGTATACAGGCATGGTACTTTAGTATATGAAAATGTGAAGAAAAGAATATGAGTCCCCATAAAAAGACATATCTTGAATTTCATGGAAAGCATGAGGGTGATTTTATTCCTTGCGCAATATGTCAACAGGCAGCAGTAGATGTCCATGCCATACAAAGGGAAGGCATGGGTGGTGATGAAGGGATGAACCGCATAGATAATTTAATTGCACTTTGCAGGAAGCACCACGAAACATTAGGCGATAGAGTTGCGTATAAGGCAATGATGTATAAGATTATTTTTTATGAGTTAATGAGAAAAAATTTTGAGGAATTTGATTGGATTATAAAACAAATAATTAAGTATGAAAACATTTTTTAAGACTACATTATTTTCAATGTATTTTATTATTATGGCTTTCGCCATAAGCTGCAACAAGGACAGCGAAGCAACGCCACAACCTACGCAAACTAAACCAGCCAGCACTTTGGATTCCTTATATAATGTACAATGGGTATTTGATAGTACCAAGACTTATCAGTTTCTTGCGGAACCGGAATGGAAGTTTTCAGCCAATTATTATGTCAATAACTATACTATATGGGTAAGCACCAATACTTATTCGGTATGGGTTAAGTTACCTGCCACTAATTTTTATTGGACAGGAGACAGTATATGGCAGCAGTTGGGGGCAATATATTATAAACGCAATGCAGCCAAGTCTCCTCCTATTTATTTGGGGGTTAAAATATACCATCCATAAAAATATATTTGGAGATATTAAAAAATAATTTACCTTTGTCTCCATAAAATATTTTTCACACCCCGAAAAACACCTAACACCCCATGAGCAACTCAGCTTTTTATTTACCACAACCGCTTGGTAATGGCGGCAGAAACCCAAATGTATTATTTGCGGATGTATGGAATGGAACCTTTGGTCCAACTGTAACTACCCTAGTTGACGGGATAATTACGCTTATACCAAGCAACTATTCTTTCCCACAAAGAATAACTACCATTAGGCGTTTTGATAAATTCGCTTATGCTGCCGGCACTACAGGTATATATACTGTTAATTTTTCTGCCGTTACTCCAGTAGTGGGCAATAAATATAGTCTGACCCTATATGGAGGTAGCGCGATAAACCCATTCACTTTCACTTTCTATGCTCTTGCCACCACAACAAATCCAAATGATTTAGCGGCGGCATTTAATACTGATATTGCAAACTCACAGCAGTCTGCTGCTGTAACAAGCACAGTATTAGGAAGCACATTAACCATTAACGAGGCTAATGCACTTACTGGTGGATTTACTATTACTGTTTTGGGGTGCAGCCCTGTAGTAGCTACATCTACTGCTAACGTATTACCTTTCGGTACTGTAGCGCAGGTTGCTCTTTATAAGCCATCTATTACATCCGGTACATTTAACCTGTATCAATGGGAACTGGATATTCAGCAAAAGAATTTTGAGGGCACGGGACAAAATACTATTGTTCCTACTCTTATTCAGATATGGATGGATACCGGCTCTACAAACTATACTACTGCTGATACCCAATTAACACAATATGGAGACGGCGGAAACTTCTGGGCAGCTTCTTACAGCCAACTACAGATGCAGCAAATGATGAATATTCCTAAGTAATCTAGTACACCCCAATAAAAAAGGTCGGCAGCAATGTCGACTTTTTTTATTTATATTTGTACCATGAGCAACACCCCAATACTTTTCGCCCCAGGTGATGAACCCCTAAAGGTATTGTATCCCATACTTAAAACTTTTGAAGAACTTAACCGTATAAATGATGCGGAACTATTGTTTGTCTGGTATTATGCATGCAAGTCTAGCCCCATATATGGTATAAAAGAATCAGACAAGGCATTGGAAGCGATGAAGCTTGTTCCTGATTTTATAAAGAATCTAAAGACCGAGGATTATGAAAAGTATGTAAATGGAGAATTTCCTACTTATGTAACTGAAGCTATTCGGGTAATGAAAGAATTTAATCCAGAGATCAGGCATAAGGTAAAGACATACACCGATAGGATACTTGCTCATATAGATCATGTAACATCAATGGATATAGAAAAATATACTGAGGTCAGCGATATAAAAAGTTTCATGGATATGCAGATGAATATAGGCAAGAACCTGGCTAGCATAGTAAATGCTGCAGAGCATGGTTATGGCTTTAAAAAATCAAAAGAAAGCAGCAAGAAAATTTCTGCCGCTATTCTTGAGGAAGATTAATATGAAAGCAGTAGGCATATATAAAATCACTAATCCTAAAGGTGCTATTTATATTGGTCAATCTATTGATTGCAATAGAAGGAAGACTCATTATAAAAATATGTGCTGTAAGGACCAGTCTCGTATTTATAATTCCATAAAAAAATATGGCTGGGAATCTCATAAATTTGAAGTTATACATGAATGTTTGCCATCTGAATTAAATGATTTGGAAATTTATTATATATCTTTGTTTCAATGTTTCAATTCAGAATATGGCCTTAACTTATTAAGTGGAGGTGGACTTAATCACATAAGGGCGCCAAGAACAAAAGAACATTGCGATAATATTTCAAAAGGTAAAAAGGGGAATATTCCTTGGAATAAAGGAATAAAAACAGGATTGCAAGTTAATCTTGGCAGAAAAAGGCCCGATAATATTGAAAGAAATAAAAAAAGAAAGGGAGAAAAAAGAAGTGATGAGACAAAGAAACTTATGGCAATAGCACATACAGGTAGTCCAGCCACGAAAGGTTCATTTACTAAGGAATATTGGGAGAATATAAGACTTGAGCGTAATTCAATGGTATTTTAATTATAATAAAAAATCGGCAACTATATACTTAACTAAACCCAAAAAACATGAAACAAGTAAGATTTCAAGTTGTAGGATATACAGCAAAAAACGAATATGAAAGGAAGATATTTAAGATTTATACAGGCAATTGGACTACTTATGAAGATGCAGAAGCCGCATTGCATAATACACCTGCAAATGTTGGGTCTTATTATGTTATAGAGAAAATATATATCAATTAGTATTAATAAGTATATAGTTATCAAAAAATCAAATAATAATGAAAAAAACATGCAAGAAAGCACTTCATAAGCTTTCGCCTTTAACAGACAAAGAAATAAATGGTGTAAAAATGACTGATGGTTCTATTGACACTACTACTATCATAGGCAAAAAAGGTGATTCAGTATGCGTTAAGTGTGGTAAAGTATTTAGAAAGGCATAAAAAACACAGAGAATTTATTAACCTTTAATACTTATCGCCATTCCTATACCATATTCCATAACTCCATCAAAAAGGCCTGATAGAATTACTCTTGATAAGGGAGAAGACTATCATAAACTTTGGGCCCGATATTGTGGAAGCTCAATAAACAATCCAACTCTTTTTAATTTTTATTGGAAGACATACCGTAATAGAAGTTTCTACATTGGCAACCAATGGTCAAGTGATAAGGATACACCTTTCTTTGAAGACTCTGATAATGGGGCAAGGGGACGTTTGCCCTATGTAGATAATATTATCCGACCTCACGTAAACCAAATGGTTGATGAGGCTATGAAAATGAATCTTAATTTCAAAGCCAAGGCCGAAGGTGATAGAGTAATAAACAGAAGGGAGAAAGAATTAGACAGGATGAGATCGGGTAGGATACTGGCAGACCACTATCCATCATTAACTCCCAACATAAAAAAATCACTCCCCATAGGTAAAACCATGGAGGAGACTGAAGATATATTTCGTAATGTATGGGTGGACAATTACACCAAGAACGTAAATAATCTCTGTAAGGCAGTAGCTATAAAAAATAAACTGGATGATGTTAAGCGGAGTATGTTTGCTAAAGATTTAGCTATTGCTGGTTTAGCCGTCCCATTCAATGAAAGCTTGGGAGGGGAAATGGTTATTACCTATGTTCGCCCTGAAGATTTCTTTTTTGATACCGGTGCTAAAAATTTTGATTTAACTGATGCAGAGTTTCAGGGGCATACTGACTATGCTATGCCCACAGACCTGTATGAGCAATTTGATATTAGTGAAGAAGATAAGCACCGTATAGAAAAATATACTAAGGACCTTCCTATACAAACAACCGGTTTGCAACCAACACCATTTGTATATTCTAATTTGCCTGGCAGGGTTCCTATTGTATATGTGGAGTGGAAAGATTGCGATAAGAAAAAATGTGGTTATGTTATTGATCAGTTCGGGTATGAATATTTTACAAGGGTATATCCTAATGATTATAAGCCCAAGAATAGCGATAGGATTTATTATGAAAAAGATTTAATAACACCTAAGTCTATTGAGAGAAGGGAATTTATGCGAGGTAAATTGTATAAAATTATTGAACAGGAATGTTTAAGGTTTTGTAGGTTTACTCCTTCTGAGGTATTTATGGGCGGCAATAGTGCTAATGCGAAAGATAAAGCCGGCGATATAGTATATGATTATGGTGTGGTGCCACATCAGGAGATTTATATTTTGGATCCTACTACTACTGAATTTTCTTATAGGCCTATATGCTGGGATTACCAGGATGGATGGATAAGTTCTCCAATAGATGATATTATCGATCCGCAGAGGTTGGTGAATAGGTATAGGGCCATGGCAGAGAGCAAGGCCAATAAAGATACTTCCGGTATTGTAATTGATCTATGGTCTCTCATGGGTACCAATACAGATGAAGCGGAACTACAAAGAAAAGTTGAGCGTGGAGAAACGATTACAGTAAATAGTAAAGGAATGGGTGTGCCTAATGCCATGGGAGAATATGGTGCGAATTTGCATGCAGGGGCACAGGCTATGACTGAACTAGCCAATGGGCAGGTAGGTATAGCTGCACAGCGATTAGGTATAATTAGTGTGCCTGGAAAGGAAAGTAAAAAAGCATTGATGGGTGCGGAGGCTGATGAACAATCGTTACATGGTTTATATCTCAGCAGAATGGTGCAATTATTTAAACAGGAATACCAATGCATTAGTAATAAAGGAAGAAGGATATATGCTGATAGTCCGCGACGCCTTGCCATAATGGTAGGTGATAAAGGATCGGAAGATATTCGCATCACCAAGGACATGCTGCTGGAAGATTTCCGTATAGATATACAAAGGGCCGATGATGATAAGATGAGCAAACAGCAAGCTACCCTTGCGCTTACTCAGTATCTACAAATGAAACTTATTACGGAAGATGATCTGGCTGATAATGCTGGCAGAGTTACTATGGATGAAATTCCTGAAGTATTGCGTAATGCACGTGTGCGTATTAAGACAGCACAGAAGGCTCAGCAGGAAGCACAGCAACAGCAACAGCAACATGACAATATGCTTGCGCAAGCGAACATGGAAAGAATGGAGCTACAAAAGAAACAAGATAGGGGTATTGAACTTAGCGAGGCTGAAAAAGACAGGGCAAATAAGTTAGATGCTATTATTCTTAGGGCTAAAATGGCTATGGAAAAAGACACCAACAAGCATCATTTGAAAATTCAAGAAATGACACATGAAAGAAAAGAATAGAAAAATATTTGCATTTGTAATTAATTAATTTATATATTTGTCCCATCATTTAAAAACACCCCGCTCTAAAATATACCCCTATGTGTCCACCAGTAGAAGATGATTCAAACAAACAAGGCCAGTCAAGTTCCATTATGCCTCCAAAGGGTAATACAGGTTCTACCGGTGAGTTTGCTCATTTGAAGGCAGCACAAAATACGCATGCCGATCATACTACTGAAGCACAAAAACACATGGCATCGCAATCATCATCAACTGATAAAAAATAATTTATGGCGGAAGTTACTCCAGAAGTTACCGAAGAAGTAAAAAATATTCTTTCTAATCCTACAAAAGAAAATGTAGAGAAGTACCCTGATCTTTTCAAAAAGGCAGAGGACCTTGGAATTATAAAGAGAATTGATGGAAGCATGGGGGGAACTCCGGATCCTGTTCTTCTTGCTATCCAGGCTCGTTATGGTGATAACTACAAATCCGTAGATGAATTTATGGGTGAGGTAGATAAGCTTAAAGCGGGTGATGGCAATATGGAGTTTTTAAGGATACTCCCAGCACCTATTGTTGAAGCTATTGAAAAGTTTACTAAGAACGAAGCCTGGGAGGAAGTATTTAACAGGGGCACAGTAATAGACTATCGCAAAGATTATACCGATAATGAACTTATTAACTGGAAGTATCCAGGTAAGTTTACAGCAGAGGAACTATCTGATCCTGCAAATGTTGAAGTACAGGCTGCCAAGAAAGCAGCTAAAGGAGCTTTCTTAATTGAAAAGCAAGAAAATGCTAACAACATACAATTAGCTGCCACCCGGAGGGAGCAAGCTGCAAAGAAAGCAAAAGAGAGTCTTGAGGCTTCTATCGCTGACTGGAAGAAAAAAATTGTGTTGTTGCATCCTAATATTAAGCCAGAGCAAATTGCTGTCATGGAAGGCAGGATGAGGTCTGAGCTTACAACTGGAAGTTTCTATAGCAAGTTTGTAAATAAAGATGGCACCTTCCATGTGGAGGCCGCCAGCAATTTATATCCATTGGCATACTTTCAGGATTTTACCGGAGCATGGATGGAAAGAGGCAAGATAGCCGCAGAAAAATCCACCCATGAAATACTGGATAATGGAGGCAAGGCAAAAGTATTTAACCGTACACCGGAAACGCCAAAGGCAGACAATGGCAAGAAAATGCTTGATGATATGTTTGCCGGAGGCAAAAAGAAAGCAACATACTCTTTGAATAAAGATAACTAAAAAAACACCCCAACCCTTAATAAACACCCCAAATGGCTAACGAAGCTCTCTACACCAACCCTTTCAGTACTAATTTTAATGATGCTGGGCTAAATGCAGCAGTATCTTATTATGCAGATACGTATGGTCAACCAAAGACTGACCTTATCAGGGAAGATTTACGACCCTACATATTTGATAGTGCGCCACAACAATTCTATGATTTGAAGATATTGAATATGCAAGCCCCCAAGATGCATAACGATACCGAATTTTCATGGAGGGAAAAGGGATATGGCAGAGACCCCGTTATTGCTACAGCAACTCAGGTTGGTGGTAGCAACCAGATTACGATAAGCGTATCACCATCTTCGTTGACTGTTGTTACAACTGATACTATCGTTCAGTTCCCTAACGGACAGAAAGGTAATATCATTGCTATAAATACTGCATTGAATCAAATTACGATACAATGCCAAACCGGACTGCTTGCACCAACTGTAAATAATGGAGACATTATTAACAACTTCTCAAGCATAGAGGCAGACAGCGCAACTAGCTACGCGCAGAATTTCAGGGCCATAACCATTAAGCGTACCAACTTCATTCAAATGTTTGTGAAAGGTATGAACTTTGGTGATGTGGAACTTGAAAAGTGGAAACGTTCCGGCACAACTGATTACCTGGACATAAACCGTAGAGAGTTTATGCGCCAGTTCCGTATAGATATTTCCAACGTTTATTGGGGCGGTACACTAGGCCAGGTTAATTTGACCAATGGAACCCCTGCTAAGATGGCGGATGGAGTATGGAGTATGATGCAGAAGGCAGGTAGCCCTACATTTACCACTACCGTGGCTAACGTAGGTGCCGCTTTAGAGGCTGCAGCATTAGCAACAGAATATGGCGAATACGGCCAGGTGAAATTTGCTTACATGACTCCGACCATGAAGAACTATGTAGCTAAATACTACAAGTATCCTCTGATCAGGTATAATGTAACCGAAGGCATGAATGGTGGAACGGAAGCTCCACTATGGCTTGACTCAGTAAATATTGGTTCAACCAAGATTGTTATTGTTCCATTCAAACGTTTGGAAGATACTGCATCATTCCCTATCACCCAGCAGAATACCATCACCCTGTTAGATCAGGAGAATATCATACCTGCATACTTTATGGCAGAGAGTATGATACAAACCCCTAACAGAAGGACAGGTCTTAACTTAAACACCTTCACAAACTTTGTGATGAGTGCTGACTTCTCAATAGAGTTTAATAACCCGCTAGCTTGTGCATTGATCACAGCTAACTAAATTTAACCGGTAATGGAACAAGCATCAAAAGGCAAAGCATTAAAAGGACAGAAATGGGACAAGGAGAAGAAGTGTTGGTACTTCCCAGAGGGAGTGCAACCACCTGCTCAAAAGCCTGTTGTAAAGAAAGAACAGAAAGGTCTTGCTGTCAAAATTGATGCCCCTATTACTGCCGGTGAAGTAGCTGAGATAGTTAATCAAGCATTAGAGCAAGAACGTAAAGCCAGAGGCATTACCACACAGGTCGATGCCCCAAGATATAACGGTGATGCTGAAAGGCATTTACCAATAGCTACTACGGACATTACCGATGAGGATGCCCTGGAAAAGCCGGTAAATTATTTTGCATGGAATCGTATGGTTTATATTGATTCTTATGTAGATAAAGGCCGCGTGAAGAACCCTCCATATAACAGGCCTATTGTATTGAGCCCAATGCCTCCATTGGTAGATACAGATGAAAGAGGCGAACGCAAGGAATTACAACGTTGTATGGTTGAGATATGGAGCAAGAGCCAGGTGCATTTTATTGAAACGCATCCTATGTTTAGTGCCGGCCTTATAATGAAAGATGCAAGTGAACTCAGGACCGAGGATATTAAATATATCCACTTGAAGACACAGGTAATAGCTAGTGTGGCACGTATGGCTAAGACTGAGCTTATTACTCAATGCAGAGGCAGACAGATAGTGGGCCTTGACAATGATTTTGATAAGATGCGTAACAAACTTATTGAGTCCATGTGTAAGGAGATCACTAACCAAAACAAGGCCAAAGCAGAAAAAATGGCTAAGGAAACCAGGAACGCAGAAGCAATGTACGGAAAGTAATATTAACGATAAAAGTAAAAAAAGCCCTGTCCGGTATCGGGTAGGGCTTTTTTAATTTAAAAAAATGATATCTTACGCCAATATAAAAACTGATGTTCTGGCTTCTCTTGATGCCGAGGGCTCTGATTATTACAGGGATGATATGGATATTGTTCCGGCAGTAAACAAAGCCCAAGACCTATTGATGAGCTTGATACTTCCTAAGTTCGGAAGCAAAAAGTTTAATGAAGAAGTTTTTAGAGGTATTATCCAAACAAGGATATTTCAGCCAAGTATATACAGCCGTATTTATGTAGACCAAGTGATTCCTACATGGGGCATTATTTCCATAGTAGTAAATCCCGTAGTGGCAATACCTCCTGCGCCAAGTTCCACGTGGAACATTTTGCCTGTAGCAAGTGCTGACCAAAGCATTGTGCAGCCCACATATATATTTGTAAGTGGAGGAAAGAGCTGCAGGAGGTTAAATTCCCAAGAGTGGAATAGCAATTCTGGAGACCCATTGTTGGGAGGTTATGTACCCAAGGAAGCTAATCCGGTAAATTTAAGCTATGCCTATTTGAGTTCTATAGATAACCTTAGCGGAATAGATGTGGCTATGCCATACGAAATCACTATCAGGCCATTCATAACCTCAAGTACTCCTGTGGCCATAACTTATGCCAAGTACCCTGGCAGGGTAACATATCCTGCATTAAATAATTTGGATTGGAACCCCGTATTTCAGCAGCTTATAGTTAAGGCCACACTAAAGTATTTGGCTGAAAAGCAAGGAGACAACACCACAATTTATAGTATTCAAGAAAAAGATATTGATGAAATTATAATATTGCAGTCATGAGTTCACTTGCACTAACATACAGGTATGCCATATCAGATATTAAACTCTCGCTTAAAATTTCATTTCCTGATGCGGAGATAACCACACAAAGTATAGCATTTTGGGTTATTACGTGCTCTAACATCATGCGCCAGAGGCATCTAAAAGTTGAGCCCACAGGCTCTTACCTTTCAGAATATTATGGGCCCAATGCCATTCCTGTAAATACTGATGGAATTAAAAAGTGGATTGTATTACCAACAGCTATTTATGACTTGATGAATGAGAAAGGGATAGATTATATTTCACTTAACCTTCCTGGTATTCCATTTGGCAAGCAGATTCGCTTTACTCAAACCGATGCTCAAATTATAGACCAGCTATACCTCAACCTGTACGAACTACCCAAGCCCTCAAATCCCTATTTTTATAGAGTAGGACAAAATATATTTCTTTTGGGGATTGAGACTGTAACCGTAGTGAATGTAAACCTGGGCATTTATGGGTCATTAGACCCACGACCAGTATTGTTGAGTGAAGATAGTCCACTTGGAATAAACGAGGAGCAATACCCTGCATTAAAGGATATGGTATTGAATTTAGGCCGTTTTGTATTGGTAGTACCAAGCAACCGTATGGAGGTGGGAGATGATGAACGCTCAGACAATGCAAGACAGTTTGCAAAGAATCAAGCTGCAGCACAACCACAAAATACTGAAGAATAGAATGGATACACTTGCGGAATTATTGTCTGTGGAACTTATATTACGCGATGTTCTTGTTATTGTAGATGACGAGTCATTACGCAAGGGACTTACCAAGGGAACTTATATAAATATTATTAATAAGGCTTTGGATAAACTGGCAATAAATACCTACTATAATGAGGAACCACCGATGGATGTTCCTATGCCTAAAAATTTCAGGTGGAAGCTACCGGATAATTTTTTCAATATAGCTCAGCTATATGCTTTCAATGGAGACTGCTGCGATGTTAAGAGTAGTGCCAATATTTATTGGAAAAGGAATTTTAATAATTCTCCTGATGGTAATGGATATACCGCTTTGAACAAAGGCGACCAGCAGAGTTCTCCCGACCCTTATTTTCACGATTGGAATTGGGGTCTAAATTTTGGGACTAATGACAGATTATTCGCCAATGTACAGAATGGCTATTTGATGTTTTCAAACTCTTGTTCGGGGTATAGCAGTTTCAGAGTAATATATAATGGTTTTGGTGGAGTGCTTGGCGATAAGCCATTAATACCAAGGCCGCTTAGGGAGATAACTATTGACTTGGCAGTATATGGAGCTTGCGAAATATTAAAGAACCGTTTTCCAAAAAGTAATTATGGTGCTACCTACCAAACCACTTATGAGAAGATGTATAATAAACTTACAGGTACCTGGTGGCAAGCTGAGTTATTTGTTAAGTCTGCAGATGGCTGGATGAAAAACTCCAGAGAGAGTTATGGCGCAGTACCCCAAACATAATGTTTAATGCTGAATGTAGTTTACGATATGATGGTTTCAGTAATGTTGGAAACACCTCCTGGTATCAATGGGGTGTTTTCTTGCGTAACCGGTAAATGGGAAAGAGATTATAACAAAACAAATGATGATTCGGGATGGGAAGAATGTGTTGAAACCCATGATGAATATTTAAAGAGTAAGGCTTATGAGGTTTATGCTCTTTTTGAGATCAAGTATGCAGTAAAAATAGATAGTTCACATTGGCAATATTTCCATAATTAAATAAATTGCTATATTTGCGCAACAAAAAATTAGAAAAGCCTAGGCAGAAAATGTTTAGGCTTTTTTATTGTATATTTGCAATATGGAAACCACCAATATTTATGTATTGAAAGACCCGAATACAGGACTTGTTAGGTATGTGGGTAAAGCAAATAGAATAAATACAAGACTTAATGTTCATATTTGTTTAGCCAAGAATCCAAAAACACATAAAGCTGCTTGGGTTAATTCTTTATTGACTAAAGGACAAAAACCAGCAGTTGAAGTTATAGACGAGGTCCCTTATGAATGTTGGCAGTTTTGGGAAAGGCATTATATAAAAATGTATAAGGCAATGGGGGCTGAATTGACTAATCTTACTGATGGAGGCGAAGGTATAGAAATGACAGAATCTATTAAAGAAAAGATACGCGCTAATACATTAGGGAAGAAACACAATATGTCGGAGAAAGGCAGGAATAACATAAAACAAAGCAATAGCGGTAGAATACCATGGAACAAAGGATTAAAAGCTTCGCCAGAATTAATAAAAAAATTAAGAGAAAGTCATTTACGCATATATCCCACAAAAGAAAGTTTGAAAAAAAGAAGTGAATCAATGAAAAAGGTTCCCAGAACTAAAGAATGGAATGACAAATGCGCTTTGGGGAATCAAAAAAGATCACATCGTATAATTCAATTATCAAAAGATGGAATTTATATTAAGGAATGGATTAGTTGCGGAGCCATAGAAAAAGAATTGGGATATAATGCGGAAAATATAAGAAGTGTGTGTAAAGGTATTCGTTCATTTGCAAATGGATTTATTTGGAAATATAAAACCATATAATCATGCCTATTGAACAGCACTTCCGTTGGCTGATTAATTTGTTTTCCGGTTCGGCTGATTCCGACAATGATCCGCAAGATACGGACAGAAAAGAAAATTCATACATAGATGCGCAAAATATGCGCAACACTTCTCTTGACGGTCATGCAGGAAGTATTTCAAAGATTCATGGTGAAGTTATAAAGTTTCCAAATATTGACAATCGTTGTATTGGAGGAACGGGACTACCTATGACAGCCTCATATAAGTGTATAGGTTCAACACAATGCTTGAACCATATAGTTGAATTTTGGGCGGATGAGGCAGCTATAGGAATAGGCTACGTAAGAGTGGATGGATGGATTGTTTTAATGCCTACTTTATCTAGTAGTTTTCCAATAAGTACAGTTTTCCAGCCACAATTAGACAGAAATGATAGCTGCGTAGGTGGAGAGGTATTTTATACCGATAATAATATTCCTCCTTTTATTTTAAATGTTTCAGACCTGCTTCAAAATGCAGGAGTAAACCCAGCCAATAATTTAAGGGATGGAAGGTATACATGCACGAATAAATATTTAAGTGGGTTCCTGATTACTCAATATCAGGTGCAGCCACCTGCACAGCAGGACCATCCACAGTTTATAGAGATAGTTCCAACCGGTTCCACGCCTAATGTTGTGGGTGCAGCAGTTCAAAAAGGTACTGGCGGTATCCAGGTTGGCATGTATCAGTATGCAATACAATATGTAGATGCTTCCGGTAACGTTACAAACTGGAGTGAGTTTACTCCTCAGATACCTGTACCGGCCCAGATGCAATACAATAATCCTGTATTTCCAAGCACTAAAGTATATGGCGGCAACCCAGGCACTATATCTTTATTTGGTATTCATATCCGGTTTAGGGTAACTAACTTAAATAATTATGCCTCCATAAACATCCGTAGGTTATCATGGGGTGCGGGGGCTGCATTATCATCTTTGCCTGATGATGATTCGGTTATATATACGGTAAATATTGTAGTAAATCAAATTGGCATTATAGATTTTTATGATGATGACAATTCTACTATTTCTCCTGTTACGCAGGGTGCTTCGACACAAAACAATCTTACGGCTGTGCAAGCGGCCAAGGGAATAAGATACTATCAAAGTAAGCTTACCCTTTGGAATATAACCTATGCTTCCAGGAACTTAGCTACCAGCACTATTGCTTTCAATACGAATAATAATACCATGTATCCTTTTGTGCGCCCATTAGGGGTGCAGGGATATAAGGATATATGGAATGACGTTTACAGGAAAAGTTATTTCCGTGGTGAGCGTTATGGCTTTGCCCTTGTAGGGTTCGATAGTGAAGGTAATCCTTCATTTGCATTACCTATACCTGGCAGCAATTCTAATTTTCCAACACCGAATACTTTCAATAACTTTCAGATGCCCAATAGAAGGGATGCACTATCAGGTGCTTCTTTATTGGCATCTACGGAGGTATATAATACCTCCACTTTTGCGGCGGTTCCCAGAACACAATGTCTGAATAGCGCAGGTGTGCCATCACCTACTTATGAGGTATTCGACCAATATGATATGGTACAAAGGGATCCCACAAGTGCAAGTGTTATATGTGGTGATGGCGGTTTAAAATCTATTTATGCCGGTAAGGGGAATGTGCCTGGAGGCACACCTGATAAAATACAGGGTTTCGCGGGAAATCAATGGTTGCCATTTGAGCCATATAATGATAATGACTCCATAAATAATTTTAGTTACCTGCCTACTATTGCAGTAAACGATTTACCTACCGGAGACTTTAATATTGGCTCAGGATGGGGGCAGACAGGTTATACTTATCAAGGCCACACCAATCCTATATTCCCTAATTTTTTACCATATAACCCTAAAGGATTTTTACCTAATCTGTATGCATTGGGTATGATTATTGATGGCATTGGTGGCCTGCCTAACTGGTGTTCTGCTTTTGCTATTGTAAGAACGGGTCCTGCAGGAAGGGTATTAGCGCAAGGTCAGAGTTTTTATAGTTTTAATCCTTCACAATCATCCACACCTGAATGGACTACAACGAACCATGGGAAAGACCCTAATGGAGTAGTATGGGATTCTCCTGATCTGTTGACAGGTATTGCCAATCCTGCCATAGTAGGTAATAATCCAGGTAACAGGTACTCGATGCAATTTGTGGCCCCCATAGGATTTTTCTCAGAAGTATTTAGTGGCTGGGCCGATGTATCTCAGGTAATATCGGGTGTGCCTGGCTTACCCGTGGGAGTTGTTATTCCTCAGTATGATCGTGAGATAGATATGATAAGCTATTGCAGGATACAGGGTGATGTGCATGTACAGGGCTCTGCTTTATTTAATCCTGTTAATGCTACTGCTTATACCATGGCAGGAACCGTTGTTAATAATTTTTCATATACTGCATTCAATAGCTGGCTTAATATAAGTGGGGCAACCCCCATAACAGCCAACCAGGAGATAGTTATTACTTCCTTAAATAATGTATGGACAGGTGGTGGACCTATTACTGCAGGTTCTACACCAAGGAGAAGTTGCTATTACATATCTGCCGGTACCACTCCCGTTTATAATGTAAGATATAATGCTCCAGGTTATGATTATGGCTCAAGTAATTGGAATGAGCCTACATTTACTATAAACATCGTAGATGATACACAAAATGTTACAAGTGCTTTAGTTCAGGATTATTTCCAAACGGGTACATTTATAAAGGTTAGTTCTATCATTGGACAGATACCAACGAGTTCGGGAGTGCCACAGTTTTATCTTGTGGATGAAAGATGGCAGGATTGTATGCCAGCAATATGTCCTACATCACAAAGTCCATTGGACCCGTTGGCTAACCAGGATCGATATGTATGGATACAAGATACAAACAACAATCAGTTTGCATGGCTCAATGTTACATATAAAACATCTGTACAGATAGCGGTTATACAGGCAGCGATAGCATCAGCAGGATATTATGTTTCCACAAGATGTAATGGCTCTACTGTACAGATATATGGAATGTTTACTCAGCGTGTGATACCATATGTTAATGGCAACTTAACATCCTGGGCTAATAATCTTTACTCCATAGTATTTGATCAGAAGACAAGTACAGGTGGTGCCATGATACCTGATGCAGGTGATTATGTTCTGGTAAAGTATGACTCCTGCGCTCCAATAGAAATATTTGGTGGCGATGCCTTTATAGGAGAATATAATTATCCTCTTGCCGATTGTACTAATGATGCTGCAGGTAATGTAACCGGTAGAGATCAGTTTGTGGTGGACTGGCCAAGCCCATACAGAGCTTATCAACTTAATGAGAATACGTTAATAATTCATAGCCTTGACCCATTCCTGGAATATGTGCCAACTATTCAGGGATATAATCTTATACGGCACGAATACACATATTCTATTGGATTACAGAACTTCTCTTATGTGCGCCAATATCTTGTAAATGGTATTGTAGAGAGCAGGACAAATACAGCATTGGTATTTAATTATCCCTCAGACAGCAATAGTTATACGGACAGTTTCTATCCGAATATAAACTATGTTATGAGGCCTTTGCAATGGACTGTTCCGGTAGGTTCTTCCAATTCTGATATGCTAAAGCTTATACAGTCTCAATATTTTTCTATTTATGGCAATGAGAATCAAGTATGGAACTATGGAGGCTTCAGGGAGATACCATTATATAATATAGACTATTCTCAAACGCCTACTCAGGACAAGAGTTATTCAATGCCATCTAGCGGGTTTACTGAAAAAGTAAATTACTGCAGCAGGGTTATATGGACACCAACGAGAAGCACTAATGAACAGAATGATCCTAACCTGAGAAACTTCCCATCCAATAATATTTTTGATTTTGATGATGCCACTGGCGAAATAAAGTATGCCTGGGATAGTTCTGTATCAGGACAGCAGGGAAATCTTTATGCCTTTACTGAGACGGGTATAGTTATGGCCCTTACTAATAAGTCGATATTGACAAGTATTAGTGGAGGCCAACTAACCGATATTGGCAATAGTGAAGATACCTTTATAGAATCAGAAGTATGGCTATCACGTAAGATAGGTATGCCTGATCAGATGTGGAGGAGTGCGGGAGAATATTCTAATAAAATTTATTGGGCAGATAAAATGACTGCTTATAAATTACAGGATAACCAGATAACAGATATTGGTGCTACCGGATTAAAATATTCGGCTTCAATAAAACCATTATTGGCTAGCATTGCACCTGGTTATGGCTCTGATGTTACTGCAGTATGGAATCAGAAGTATGAGGAATATTGGTTATGCTTAAATGCAAAGAGAACAATAGTAGGTCTTGGATCGCCTGAGTTTGTTAATCTGTATTCTAAGTCTTCCGGAGGTAATCCATCACCTCCTACAAGCTATATGGTTTTTCAGGACTGCCTTATAGATATTCAGGGCACTTCTACCTTGGGCATAATACTTACCACTATTGATACCACTATTGTTACTGAGATTTATGTGGTGAATAACCAAACTGGTCCTGTGTCTTTATTCTTTAAGCCTACAAATCATTATGAACAAATAAACATACAGCCTGGACAAACTCTTAGAGCTTTCTGGAATGCAGCCGCTAATGAATGGCAGTTTGATACTAATATGATTAACCTCTGCAGCGATATTGTATGGGCAGAAGAATCAGGTGGATGGGGTGGTCAGTATAAGTTTAAGTTTGATAAATACGTTATCGATAATCAAGCTAACTTATATGCACAACGCCAGGGTGCCACATGGCTCCTCGATAGCGGATATATACAGAATGGAAATAACTTAGGTGCGTGGGTATTACAAACAGTTAATCCCAAAGAGGCCTTTCAGATGAGCAAGGAATTTATTCGTATCAGGATAAATTCTAACTATATGCCTGATACCGTATTATTCTTTCAAACTATTGAGGCATATATGGCCGGCAACCAGCACTCCACTTTGAATGGTTCCAACCCACTTATATTTAAAAATTATGGGGGTAATACAGCCCCCGCATGGGTAGCCTATATAGGACGTGGAGATAATTCACCTTATTATAGAAACCAAGGGAACTATACATTATATCAGGTTCTTTATTCAGAACCAACTGAATGGTGGATTAGTAGCATTGCCGTTAAATGGAAACCCTTGAAATAAAAAAGCCCAATCAAGGGGCTAACGTTAAGTTTCAATTAAAGGTTTTTCAAATTCTTTTTCTTTATTAAGAAGTCCCACGTCGCCATGTCTTATCTGTATCTTTTTGCCTTGGAAGGTACTGGCCTTTGCCAGCCATACATTATTGGTAGGCATTACAGATATAAAGTATTCTCTATTTGTTGAGGGACAAACAACATTTAGGAAGTACCAATAATCATTAAATAAATCATCTTTGGATTTACTCTTTAAAAGTTTCATTGGTAGTTTATGTTCGTCAATGTCTTCATCAATAACAGATACATCAAGAAGATTTATGAATTTTTCCACGCCAATTATTTCCTTCATTGTGCGCCTTTTCTCTGCATTGGTTTCTTTTAAAACCATTTCTTTTGTAATGGATTCAGGATTCATAATCCAATCTTTAGACACATTAACTCCATTCCAATAATAAAGTTCATATCCATCTTTCCAAGCTATAGCGGGGCCATCAGAACAATGGAGTCTATCACCAATATTTTTCTTTAATATGGCTGGCAATGAACAAACAATACAAAAGCTCTCCAATTGAATCATATCATAAACACCTGAGTACATTAATTCCCTGAATTGGTTGAACTTTTCGTGATTAACAACTCCTATTTGTGTAAAGAAATCAAAAAAAGAAACCCACCCATAATTTCCTATATTACCGTAATTAGAAAAGCTATTCCAAGGTATTCCGGAATCCCTCACGGAAGTCCACACGGAATCCCACACGGAATCCCTCACGGAATCCCACACGGAATCCCCCACGGAAGTCCACACGGAATCCCACACGGAATCCCTCACGGAAGTCCTCACGGAATCCCCCACGGAATCCCCCACGGAATCCCACACGGAATCCCCCACGGAAGTCCTCACGGAATCCCTCGCGGAATCCCACACGGAAGCCCACACGGAAGTCCTCACGGAAGCCCTCGCGGAATCCCTCACGGAATCCCCCACGGAAGCCCTCACGGAATCCCCCACGGAATCCCACACGGAAGTCCACACGGAAGTCCCCACGGAATCCCCCACGGAATCCCACACGGAAGTCCACACGGAAGTCCCCACGGAATCCCACACGGAAGTCCCCACGGAATCCCTCACGGAAGTCCCCACGGAATCCCTCGCGAAATCCCACACGGAATCCCCCACGGAAGCCCTCGCGGAATTTTGGGGATTTGCCCCTATTTGTTTAAAAAATTCCTTTAAATACATTACTCCTAACTGACAACCAATAGGGGAATCCACATATACAATAACCGGTTCTTTTTTACCTGCCAACTCATAGATGAATTTTATTCCTTCCTTGGCTTTTGACTTATCAATTACATTATGCCGACAGGAGTGGATAAAGTCTTTCCAAAAATCTCTTATTTCTAAAGATTTGGCTTCTTGTTCAGGAGTTAATTTTTCAAGTTTATTCATAATGCATGGTTAATGGTTAGTCTAATACTGCGCGAATTAATTTTGCCAATGGGTCGTATTCCATTTGCTGAACGGTTTCGTATATTCCTTTTTGCAATGGAATATCTTTATGTTCTTTTGTCCATATTTCTTTACCTGTTTCCACATATTCTTTTTCAAGGATATGTTTTAATACCGCTCCACCATTACCAACAGTGATTTTTATTTCACCATTTGTATTGCGAATTACTTCTGCATCACCCACAATTACATGGCTGTGGTTGCTGTGCTCACCTCTTGCGAGGATTCTGTTTTTTCTTTGTTCTTTGTTCATTTTAATTTAAGTTTTTATGATTATTATTTTGCAAATATATGTTGTTTAACGATACTAATTAAATAAAGTTACATATTTTAATTAATTAATATGAATATTTTGCGTATTGGTTTATTTTATACATTCGCATTATCTTATAAAAACACCCCACCATGAACGAAGAATTGTTACAAATGCTTATGAAAATGGGAGGTGCTGCCGGTGGAGGTGGCTTATCATCTTTATTAGGAGCATCTGGCGGCGGCGGAATAGGTAGCTTACTTGGCGCAGGTGGAAGCGAAGCATTAAGCCTTGGTGGCATGGCAGTTCCAGGATTGCCCTTAGCGGTAGGAGGTATCGAACTTATATCCGGTTTGATGAAAGGCAATAAGGCCAATCAGGCAAAGGAAGCGTTAAATGCGCCCGATCCTGAAATGGACAAGTACATGAGTGAAATAGACCGTCAGCGCAAATCTTTTGAGACGGGTTCTGGTTATGCCCAGGAGATAAAGCAATTGAAGAATCAGCAGTCAGCAACACAGGAAGGTGTATTGCGTGCAGCAAAGGGTAATACGGGCTCGGCGTTGGCGGCCATCGAGCAAGTAGGTTTGAATACGGGCATGGGATATGGCAAGATAGCAGCGCAAGGACAAGAGAGACAGGATAAGTATAGTGAAATGTATGGCGGTCTTGTTCAAAAAATGAATGACAGGAAGTATGCTCAGAACATGGATGAGTATAACCAGGCTAATATTGATGCGCGCGACAGCAAGATAAAAGGATTGCAAACTCTTTTAAATACTGCTGGCCTTGCAGGTAAATCAAGTGGTTTTGGACAATCACAAAATCTTTTGTCTATACTACAAAAGCTAATGGCTACGAAGGGTCAGCAATCCGGTTCTTTTGAGCCCACTACTGAAACAGGTTATGAAAGCCAGAATCCCAATATTATGAATTTGCCTTTGGGTATGGGCAATCCTGCATATAATAATGTAGCGTAATGGCTGGTGAAACAGATACCAATATTCCACCTGTAAACCAGGACGAACAATTCCAACAGATAAAGTCTATGTTTGACCAAATAGCTGGACAGGGACATGGCTTGTTTGGAAGAACAGTTATAAATCCTGATGCCGCTAAAATGCTTCCACAATCGGAAGGAGCCAAGATATTGGCCATGGGTAAAAGTGGCATGGCGTTGCTTGGAGGTACTGCACCGGAATTTCCTTTTGCAGCATGGGCGCAACAGCACCAACCGCCACCACCACCATCATACAATACTAAGTTAATGGAAGCGGCTGCCGAAAAGATGAAGCAGCCTGTAACCGATGCCCGATGGAGCCAAAATCTAACAAATAGATTTCAGGGTGTATTTAATAAATATCAAGATGAATATGGCCCACAGCAATTTGCTGAAATGATAGAGACAGGCATGGATAGGCGTGGGGGACATGATGCGGCAAAAGTTCATTATGACATGCAGACACTAAATAATGCTGCCGAAATGAATACCAAGCTGGGTAAAGATTTTGATAAAGTCAGGGATGATGTAAGTCAAAAAGGGCTTGTTCCTGACCCTGAGTTTGGACAGATGAGTGCAAGAATACTTGACCACATGGGCGATATGGGTGGCAGTAACGAAGACTGGATTAAAAAAGCTTCTGACTTAGATAATAATCTTGAAGCATATAAAGGGGTTAGTGAGCTTGCTGAACAATATCTGCCTTCCGATAAATTGCTTAACAAAACTATTTATAAAGTTCCGGCTACCGATGGTGATGGAAAACCTATTAAGGGGGCCTTTGAATATTATACTGTTGCCAATGATGCAACTGGAAAGCCAAGCATTGACCCTACAACTGGAAAGCCAAAACTTGAAGTAGATGCAAATGGTAAGTCTACATTTGACCAGGAACTGACTGAAAGGGCAAAGGCATTGCAGGAAGATTACAAAGGTTCTTATCCTACTAAAATGATGGATATAGATTATCTTAAACAGCGTATGGGATTTAAGTTGCCACACCCTGTAGAGTATCATTTGGAAAGAGAGCCTAAGCCTAATGTAACCAATGTAAATACAGGTGCCGTGCAAACCAATACCGCATTTAAGGCTGCAGGTGAAGGTACTACTTTTGGTTCCGGCGATAAAGCGATTACTCAGGATGCACAATCGTCATATAATTTAACTCCTTTCAAAGTTAATTTAGGCACGCAAAATAATGTAATAAGTCAAAATACAGGTGAAAGCGGTTCCGTTGATTTGAACAATGCGGAAGTAGGTAATATTCAAAATAGAAGAGTGAAGGTGGTTAATGGGAAGATACAGGTTACCAATGAAACTGGAGAGAATACTTTTATTGCTCCTATGGCTGTTGCATCAAAGCCTAAGTTTGAATACCAGGAAAAGGTTGACCCCATAACCAAACAGGCAGTCATTGACCCATCGACAGGAAAACCAGAGGTAACAAAAGTTCAAACTGACATAACAGAAAATTATTATGTTCCATTAAGCTATGTTGCCAACAGTAATTCCAATGATAAAAATGCAGTACTTATAAAAGATATGTATAAAGATGCCTTGGATGCGAACAAATCAGATGCTAATGAAGATGCAAGAAAGGAGTTTCAAAAATATTTTGGCATGGAGGAAATAGATATATCTAAAAACAAAAAGACTGGCGCAAAGAGTACGAATACCACAACTACTAATCCAGCAGCCATTTACTAATGCCTGGATACAAAACATACGAACAGTTATTTAGCGAAGTAGCGGCTAATAAACCTGGGCTTACCTCTGACCAGTTTAAGCAGGATATGTCCAATCCCGATAAGAGGTTTAAGCTTTGGAAAAATCTTACTGACAATAAAGACAAGGGCACTCCAGCGGACTATAGCGAGTTTACAAATACTTATGGATTTAATAAGCCACAGGAACCTGTTAAGCAGCCACAGCCCACTCCATCAACACAATCACCTTATGACCCTAATGGCCCCAATAACAAGCAGCCTGACAATTTAAGGTTACAAACAGAACAGGAGCTTGCTGCCGATGAAAAAAAGACTAAGGAGTTAAGTGATAAGTTTTTGCTTTCTGTTAAGGTTAATGGAGATTCACCTTTTAAACAAAACCCTGATGGGACCATTGGCAAGGTAGACTCCCATGCGGACCCAAAAGATTTGTTGGATAAAGCCGCTACCCAGGCAGGACAAAAAATACTTGAGGAGAATGATGAGCAAAGCGCAGCCTATCTATCAACGCCTTATGGCAAAGAACACAGTTATGTAGATGCCTACTACAATGAGAAAGACCCTTTTGCAAAGCAGCAATGGCTAAAAAAGATTCAGGAATCCAAGCCTGATTTCAAGCCTTTTACCGATGCTCAATGGAAATCTTTGCAAGATGCTAAGGTGTCCATGTACCAGCATTATATACTTGCCAAAGCCGATGCCGAAAGGAATAGAGACCAGAATACGGAAGCGTTAAGCACTACATTAGGTGCCGCCATAGGGCCGTTAGGCGGTGCCATAGCTGCCCATGCAGTAGCCGGAGACGATATTAAAGCCATTGATGATGATTACCTCACTTATAACAAAGCTATTTACGGAGGGCAATCTGCGATACCAACAGATAAGGCAGACCATTTTTGGAGTGGGTTATATAATGCTTTGCCAAGCATGTCGAGGTCGGGCCAAACGGCAGTAGATTATAATAAAAATCTTGCCAATGTATTAAATCAAAATGGTATTACAGCCCAAACAAAGGAACAAGCAAAAGAGTTTAATCCTTCTACAGGCGATGTATTGGCTGAGTTAGCGGGAACCACTGTACCATTTATGGTACAGGCTGTAGCAGCCAATTATGTGGGTGATGCGCTTAATCTAAATAAGATAGGTAATACACTTTTAAATAGCGACAATAGGGTTACGCAGCTAACAGGGAAGTTTGTAAATAATCTTTTTGCCAACAATACCACGATGCTGGCAAGTGATATTACCCACCCTATTCAAGCCTTAATGCAGGGCACCGTATTCTCAGGTGTGGAAGCATTGTCAAGCGGTATAGGTGTAAAGGCAACGAGTGTTGCCGGCAGGGCCATAATGAAGTATATGCAAAATACTATCGTTAAGGGTGCTGTGGCAACAGGAGCAGGGGTGGCTAAAGGTGTTACTACCGGAGTAATTACCAATGAAATAAATGGGCTTATGGAGGTGGTTAAAAACCATATTTTAAACAGCGCAGAACTGCCTAATGAAGCCGCAAAAGAAAATCCAAGTGCATGGGCACTACTTAACCCACTTACAAAAGAAGCTATTGCCAATGATGTAATGATGGGCATAATGGGAGGCGTACATGGCTCCTTTAATTATGATGAAGTTTATAAAGACCTGATAAGCCATAAGATGCCAAAAATGGCTAAGGCATTACAGGAACACCATGAGGAAGCTGTGGTCAATAATGATAAAGTACAGGCTACCCAAGAAGCTATTACAAAAAATAATCCCAGCCCACAAAAAGGTACGTTCCCTGTAAAAGAGGAGGAAGCGACCAAAACTAAAGAGGCCATAAAAATACCTAGGGAGGACAAAGATAATACCCACCTTACCAAATTAAAAAATGATAAGGGCAAACCAAGCGATTCTAAAGTTGTGGTTAAGGAAACGGCTAATAATGATGAGGGTACTGCCGATGCCCGAAAATTCAGATTAAAAGCCTTGGCTGACGGACACTCTTTGAGAGAGATACCCATAAAAAATGAAAAGGACGAAGTTATTGGAACAAGACAAATAGCTGTCGACAAAGACCATACCGATATTGCAGACAGGCTTGTGGCCTTAACAAAGCGTGAAATGGATGGCTCTGCCACTCCTGACGAGATACATGAACTTGGAACATTAGAAGGCAACGACCCTGTTAAGTTTGCCGACAAAATGGCAAAGGCATATCCTGAACACGCTGAGGATTTTAACCGCATTAAGACAGAGGTTGAGGGCAAGACAGGCGATAACTATGGGGCATATAATGAAGTGGCTAGCATAAATAAACAGATTGAAGTTGCCAGAAAGGCGGGTGATATGAAAACTGTTAAGGAGCTGGAAACGGAAGCGGAAATAAAATCCAGAAAGTATGGGTTTAAAACATATAAGGGAAATGGTGAGTTAAAAATAGAAGATGAAAAAGGCCAGCCTGTGGGAACGGATAATGACAGGGTGAGCTATGCCAATAAAAACGAAATAGAGGAAATGTTTAATCCCGACACTCCTATTGATGAACTTAATCAGGTGGCTGAAAAATCCAATCTTAAAGCTATTGAAATACCTGACGACAAAGGGGAAATGAAAAGGGAGATTGTGGATGACCAGGGCAAAACTATTAAGTCTACCAATCCCAAAACTCTTGAAGATTTTAAAGATAATCCTAGTGTCGGTAAGCTATTGCAGGATATAAACAAATTATATAGCAAAGGTTTCACGCCCGATATTCATTTGCGCGACAGCAAGGGTATTGAAATAACCCCTGCTGAGTTACACGATGCCTACCAAAATGCTTTACATAATGTTGGCACCCCCAACGCCGAAAGGATATTGGAAGCCTTAAACGAAGTGGAAACAAAAGGTATTGATGTTAAGGATGGCCATATTGATAATGCAGAAGAGTTTTTGAAGTTACCTGATGAAGCAAAAGGCTCTAAGGGGAGTAAGTCGCGCGGCAAGGCTATGAAGGCCAAGACCAAAGAATATACCAATACAAATGCTTTAGAAAAGGAGTGGAAGCAGCCACAGGGACTATATAAAGATATGTCCGATGAAGATCTGCAAAAAGAGTTAACAAAAAAGGGCTTGCCGGAAAAGGACAAGTCTATGATAGAAAATATACAGAAAAACAGAAAATCAGAATCCGAAAAAACTGCCGAACAAGAAAAAGAGGCTCAAAAAAAAAGTAAACAAGAGAAGGTAAATGCCCTTACCGAAAAGATAAAAGACTATAATTCCAAGACCGAAAGGCAAAGGAAAACAGCAGAGGGACAAAAGCAAAAGTCCGAGATAGAAACATCTGCCAAAGAACTTGGATTTACGCCCAGCCAAAAAGGTTCTGCCTTAGAAATAAGAAATGACAAAGGCAATATTGTCAGGCCCAAAGGTGAGGGACTAAGAAGTGAGGCAGAGGGAAGTAAGCCTTTAAAAGAACGTAGCGATGATATACAGTTTTTATTTCAAAAGCTTGATGAAAAAGGGGCTATAAGTTTTCCAAGGGTTGAGAGCCAGGGCAAGGTTATGAACATAGGCGATATTGAAAAAGCTATTGCCGATATTAAGGAAGGTAAGCCCACTAATGCAGCCAACGATGTTTTAAACACTCTGGAAGACAATATTAAATCAGGCGAGGTAACGGTAGGAACGGAAGGCAATGCCGGAACAGGAAAGACAAGTGTACCAATAGAAGATTACCTAAAGATGCTTGATGAGCCCGATGTGCATGCGGCTGGGTTCTTTACCAAAAATGCTAAAAAATTAGCTTCCAAAACACCTGTAGAAAGCCTTAGTAAGCCCCATCAGATATGGGCAAAAAGCGATATTGATATTAGAGATACTTATGCAGAAGTGTTTAACAAATTTATGGGTGACCCTGATGGGTTAAAAGCGGAACTTAATAAAAGGGCTGTAGAATATTATGGGGCCGGTGAAGAAGCTAAAGATAATATGGACACGAAAGCCCAATACCATCTTAACGCCGAACGCCTGTCTGCCATAGCCGATGCTATAGGTTCAAAAGAGCAGGGCGGTATGCGTGATGCCCGAAATATGCTGGAAGTGCTTACAGGTAGAAAGACATTCTTTTTGGGAGACAAAGAACTTTCGGCCCACAATCTTGAAGAGGCCAGGGCCATAGAAGAACTGAAAAAGCCAAAAGCACCTATCACCCAGGAAGAGATTAAAAACATGGAGAAGGCGATAAGCCTTGAAGACCCAGAATATACTGCTTTTATAAACGACTTTGGAAAAGATGAAAGAGGGCCTGTTAGGGAGGCCATGGATTCTTTGGTAAACGCCTTCCGTTTTACCCAAGACCTATACAAAATACTACCTCCCGAAATACAGGGTAAGGGTAATGACCTTATAAGAAAAGTGTTTAGGAAATTTATAAAAGACAGAAGTGAAAATATAAATCATTTTCATTCTCTTTTAAACGACAAAAACTTTGAGCAGTACCACAGCGTAGAAAAACAAAATGTGGCAGAGGCTTTTGCAAAGGGATGGTATGTAAATGGCAAATATTATTCTGATGCCGAACTTAGAACGGGACAGAGCCCCACCCATTTGGATATACCAAAACTCAGCGACGGCGAAATAGGACTTTATAAAAAGGTTAGGGACATAATTAAAACTGCCCAAGAGCATTATAAAGAGCAGGGCCGGGAGCAACATGGGTACTATAGTAAAATGACCATGGATCAAAGGGCCAAACATGATGCCACTTATAGAAAGTATCTCGATGAAAACAATGGGTATGTTCCTTTTCAAAGACATGGCGACTACTATGTCTTATACCATGGACTAAACAAGATTACCGGAACGGAAGAACGTCATGTGGAGATACATCAGGACGAAGAAAAAGCCAATGCCAGGGCAAAGCAGCTTTCGGAACAAACGTACCAGGTTGATGGTAAAACAAAAAAGAATGTAGGTATTTCGGAAGACAATAGCAGAGTGGAAGGTAGCAAGCCCATGGTAAAGAAAATAGATAAACTACCTAAATCCTTAATACAAGATATTTCCCATGGCGACATTTCTACACTAGAACACCTTCAGGGCAAGCAGAAAAAAGGCAGCGATATGTATAATGAACTGGGTAAAGCCATAGATAAAATAAAAGCTGAAAAATATAATCCCGCCTTCATTCAAACGAAAAAGGTACTTGGTGCAGATGTTAGTTTTGATAATATGATGGAGAGCATTAAGGGATGGGGAGAAAGAGGCATAAACTCATTATCCAAATCGGCTGCCGAAAGTACTTATGATGCCAACAGCAAGTTTATGAATCCTAGCCGCTATCGTAATGGCAAAAAGGCTTATGATGCCTGGATGGACGATTTAAAAAATGGAACCACAACACAGGGATGGGGTGCACGTATGCAAAACCTACAGTATAAAGCCCTTCTTTCGGGCCGTCCTTCCTTCTATGCTCAGCAATGGGGACACGTAGCCTCTACGGTAGTGCCCTACGCCAAACACCTTATGAGAGGCATTGACAAAAACAGAAAAGCGGCCGCGGAAAAGACAGGAGGTAAATATAAGAGCACAGGGTTATCTGAAGCCACTTTTGCAAAATCGGCCCCAAAAGCACTTGCCCTTACAACCAAGCTTGTAGCCAGTTCGGGAGATAAAGTATTTACCGGAAAAGATTTTGGAGGTAATGAATCTGATGCCAGAATAATCAACAGGCTTGTCAATAGAGGAACCATAGGGCATACCTTTTATAATGATATTATGGGTAAAGACTACTCAGGACACTTTGGACTTAGTGGTGCTTCTACTGGATATGCTGACCTACACACAAGAATGTACACGGCCCTTATAGGCTTGGATATAGCAAAGATGGAGGGTATTACTGATGAAAACAAAATGATGGAATACACAGAAGATTTTGTGGATAAAACCAAGTTTGTTTATGGTAAGGCCAACCGGCCACCTATTATGCGCGATGTTACTACCGGACATCAACAGCTTACCGATGCTGTTACATGGGGGGTGAGGCAGGTTATGACCATGCGCAGTTCCCACATTATGGATGATTTCTTCAATGTAGAAATGGTTAAGGAGGCCAAAAAACAAGGTACTTTGGGCAAAACATTGTTTGACCTTGGCGCACCAAGATTACTTTTAGGAGGTATAAAATCTATTGTGCCGATGGGGGGGCTTTTGGGTGGTTATGCTTTGTGGGCATATAATGAAGCCAGAGGTAAAGAATCTATAAAAAATGCAGCTAATTTACAAGAGCAGGGCGCGAGATTAGATGCAGCGATACGTGATGCCTTTTTAAAAACAGGTATGAGTAAGGAACACGCTAATTTGGCTGCCGACTATGCCATAAACGGAGCAGGAAGGGCAGCCAACTTGGATTTAAGAAGCACAGTAGACCTTGGCTCTGTTTTAAGGGATGGCATCCCATTGAAAGACCAGCTTATGGGAAGCGGATATAGTGCCACGCAAAATGTTGAATCAGGAAAATTACCTGGGGAACTAGGCAACCTTCAGACAGCATGGAAGTGGTATGGCATAATGGAAAACAAAGCCCACAATGAATATGGCAAAAAAGAAGATTATCAGGGCGGTGGAGTAGAGATAACTCCTACAAAATGGGATATTGGGGCCAAGATGGCAGGGTTTAATACTATAAGCAATGAAAAGTATTATGATTATGAAAGCATGAAACAGGCTTATGTGGGTACCAATGGAAAAGGATTTGAACCGGAAGCCGGTAGCTTTAAAGATAACATATTAAAAAAGGTTGAAGATGCCACAATAAATGATTTTAAGGACAAGCATGAAGATATTGATGCCTACCTTGCTCATCCATCAGAAGATACGTTTAAAAAAGCTTTTGGGGCCACACTTACAAAAGATATTAACGAATACAATATTGGGCTTCACGATAACGTATACAGCCTGTATCAGTCATTGGATGTGCCACAAAAAGAAAAGGAACAGTTGTTAGCAGAATTTAGTAAGTGGGGTATAGGAATGACATGGGAAGATGCACAATGGGATGTGTCTCCAAATACCGATTACAGGCAAATGGTAGGAGTGCAAAGAAAGATTTATGATGCTATAAATTACAACCATTTGAGGCCACAACCTGTGAAATAAAAGAGGCGCACTAACCAAAATGCGCCTCTTAACCACTAAATCTGACATTATGAATAAAACAGAACAGAGCAAAGGTATAAATTTTTCATATATTTGCATCATCACCCCTAATAATACACCCCATGTCAACAGCAGGAGAAAACGACCACGTACATGCTGATATGCCTAAAGAACATAACGGCAGCCCCACAGGAGCACATATTAAAGGTTCTTATGAAAAGCATGAGTCAGCTATTAAGGCTGGTGTAGATGCTAAAATAAGTTCTGCTCATATAGAGCCCACCCAAAGAACGAGAGAGGCTGAATATAAGAAAGCCGGAGCCTAATGAGCAACTTCCAGGCATCTATAATATCCGGTGTTACCAATAGCACGGATGTACAGGCCTTGAATGGATGTACACAACTTGTGCTTGGTGATGATAGTAATTATTCTACCAACACAGAAAATGCTTGTGGCGCGGCTTTGTTTAATTCATACCGTACTTATTCTGTACAATATTATCAGGGAAGTGTTTATAACTTATCTTCCATATTTTCTCCACCCACATGCAAGGCATGGTATGGTGGGCCTAACCCAACACTTACTTTAAATACCGGTGATGGATGGTATAGTGTAACTATGACCACTCTTCCTAACTGGAATAACGGCAGTACATATACTGGTAATGTTCATCAGGTGTGGAATACGGCAGATCAAAATGTATATACCTGTATTACAAACAATGTGGGTATGTTATCCACACGGCCTGATATATCTACAGGGTTATGGACTAAAGTAGTTAATGCAAACCCATTAGTACCCCTAAGTACACAGATATTTTCTAAGTATCAGGCCCAGGCATATTTCGCACTAATGTGTAAGAGCATGGTTTGTTTTCCACAACTTATTAACAATGCTCTGTGTGCTGCAGGAATAGGATGTAATAATGCTACTCTATGCAATAATGATGCGTTCATTAATGCTTTAAAAGCTATGTTGTGCATATACTCTATAGAAAATGCCAATGCTTCAAATCAGCTTCAGTTTACCACACAAACATTCGATTTACTAAATAATATTTGCGGTTGCAACTCCACTAACTAATGCTATTCGCTGACCAAATAATGCCTCAAGCTCAGTTAGCATTTATAGCTAATGTGGAAGCGTATGCCAAGGACCAAAACTTTGGCACTAATGATTGCAGCATGACTTTAGATCAGTTACTTGCACAGATGCTTTTATTAATGGGGGTGGCTAATAATACTTGCGGGGCCACGGCTCAACAGATACAATGTTTCTTATCTCTATTATCAACACCCTCCTGCTAAATGAACAGCACCTACTTAAATCAATGTTGCGCGACTGGATTCATTGCCCCTTTTGGATTACCCCAAAATAGTTTTTGTTGTAATGTAATTGCGCCAGTAAGCCCAACATTCGGTTCTCAGTCCGGTGGACCTACTATATGTTCACAGATCGATTGTTCTTCTTATGCTCCCACATGCTTTGTACCTACAAGCACTAATTTATGCGGGTACCTGCAAGGTATAGATACTAAACTATGTGCATTAGGAGTATCTTTAAGCTCCATTCCTTGTGCTTCAATAACAATGGCTGGCCCATATGCATGCCTTGTATCTCCAATTAATCCACCGATAAATACTCTTTGTGATTTTGCTACTGCGGTAAATAACAACTTCTGTGTATTGCAGCAGCAGATATATGGACTGGAAACTAATACTGGCGGTACAGGCGTATCAGGGTTAAATGGAGTAACCGATGGCGGCAATGGCACTCTTAGCGGAGCTTCAGGTACAGTAGGAATGGTAGGTACTAATGGTACCATATCATCTGATTCTACTGTTACGCATGGTACATCTACAAGTTCATTAAAAATATTTTCTACAGGGACTACAGGGACGGGTGTTGTAAATACATCCACCCCTATAACTGTTACTGCCGGCAAAGTATATGAGGTACATGGTTATGTTTATGTAAATGGACAGTCTCCCAATGCAGGTGTTGTATCAGCAGTAATTAATGGTAGCGGCAGCCAAATAGTATTAAAATCACAAAGCACCAATCCCGCATCCTTCCTTGGCGGATGGTATAGCTTCTCTACGCGTTATGTACCGGATGTAAACCAAAGTATAACTATTGGGTTAAAGACCACAAGTTTTACTATAGGTACATGGGTAAATTTTGCCGATGTGGTATTCATGCCATTGACAGAGACCAATGCCGGTGCCAATTATGAATATGAAATTCCTCAACAGAGGGATATTAATTCTGTTTATAATGCTATTGCATCCAGCTTTGTAATAAGCAATACTTATACTACTGCAGGTTTATATTTAACCGTTGGACAGGATACATATATTATAAAAGGCAAATATGTAATTGGCGCGAAGACACAGATTGGACTTCTTCCGAATACTACCAACTATGTTTATTATGATACCTGGACTGATGGATATGTAGTTAAGGCTACGAATGTTACTGACACTACTCAAATCCTACTGTATAGTGTTGTAACCAATGGTTCGGTAATATCAACCATTACAAGCCTTTTCAATACAGCCCCTTTCAATGGTTCAAGTATTCAGGCTGGCACTATACCTGGGGCGCAGCTCATAAATAATACCATAACGGATACTCAGTTATCCAATACCGGCGTTACGGCTAATCCTTATGGTGATAGTACCCACGTACCCGTATTTACCGTAAGCGCGGCAGGTAGGATAAGCACTGTTACACCCACTCTCATAGCGTTTCCTGTTACAAGCGTAAATGGCGCAACGGGAACGGTAAGTCTTGGCATAGCCAATATGAATGATGCAACGATCACCACTCCTTCCGCTGGCCAATTCTTGAAATGGAATGGCACCAAATGGGTAAACTCGGCTATTACACCGGCATATTATCAAACGATATATTCTAATCTAGTATCTGTAACGCAAAGGGCAAAGCTCAATTTCAATACCATATTCTCAGTTACGGATGATTCAAGTAATGGTGCTACAACAATAGGTATAGCTGCTTATGCTATCACTTATGGCCTTATTCAGAAAGCAGTTGGCGCGGCAGTATTGCTAGGCAACTCAGCAGGTGCTAATAGTCCTTATGTGGAACAAACACTATCGAATGATCTTGTATTATCCGGTAATGTGCTTAGTGTTAACTATGTTGCCTTAACCAAGTCGGGAACTTCTTATAATGTTGCCATTGCCGATATAAGCGGTGGTACCACCATATTAATGACTAATTCAGGGGCCCGTTCCGTAGTACTCCCTGCAGCCAATACAGTAGCCACCGGAAGACCCATAAGGGTAAAAGATGCAAATGGTAATGCATCCTCAGCCAATATAACTGTAACCGTAGCTTCTTCGGGAACTATAGACGGTGCCTCCAGCATCGTTATTTCCACCAATTATGGACATAATATTTTCATGTCAGACGGCATCAACTGGTATACTATTTGATTATTTTATATCTTTGCCGATATAATTAATCAATATAATCATTATGAAAAATCTTGTAACTGTAAAACAACTTGCCGATTTCATGGGTGCTAGTAGGCAATGGCTTCAATCAAACCCTAATAACCAAAATTCACCTTTGGCTGCCTGTATTAACAAAGTATCACCTGGAATAATAGAGGCCTTAAAACCAATGGATGAAATGTCTCAGGCCTATAATGCAGAAGTAGGTAAACTGAAAATTCATTACGCTGAGAAAGTTCAGATTACTGAAAATAGCCAATCACCTGAGCAAGCTATTACCATGTATGAATATACTGGGGTCAATTTAGAGGAACGCCAAAAAGAAATACAAGCGGCATGGGAGAAATTTGTTCCTAAAAGAGATTCCGTTCTTGCCCAAGAAATAGAAATAGAAGTGGCTTATGTTGACAGGGTGCCAACAGAAAATATTCTTCCACTGGTATATATTACTGTATTCAGAGGAATTGTTATATCGCCAACATTTGATGCGAATATTAAAATCATAAAATAAATGTATCGCGGTTCACTCTGCGATATAAACCTACCTGTTAAAAGCCTCTCTCGTAAAAAAGATTCTAAAAAAGCTAATTACCAAAGAGGCTTGATTTATTATAAATTCCCAAATGATGCTTTGTTGATGCTACAGGATGCCTTGACTCTGCAGGATGAAATTAATGCTATGGAGGGAATTAAAAACCCATTATATATACAAAAGAAAAGGGTATTACAATTACAACTAAAGACTGTTTTGGACGAATTATGTCCAAAATTCGTACCCAGAACCCAAAAGAAAAGAGACATAGAACTGGCAATAAGGCTTTATAAAGCCCTTATGTTAAAAGATACTATAGGGTTGCGTAAAAAGTATTTTGATATTATAGCCAGCCGTTAATCGTGGTTACAGCCAAGTTTAATGTTGCCTGTGTGCCTAAATTGGGGAAGCCCCATGGCTGATTACTTACTTTTTGAGAATCAAATGGAACTTTAGAACCATCGCTTAATGATATTTCCACATTACATTGAGCTTGCCTGTTATAAGGCATGGAGGGATTAGACTCAAGGCCACCTACTACTGAACCAGGCACAAAAACTCCGCTTACATCTGTAATATTCGCTTTTTTAATTGCACGATCTACATTTACTCCATCTTGTGAAAATACAATCGTGTCGGTTTGATTTAGTATATACATTATGGTTTGGGGGTATTTGTGGGCGGGTTAGGTATATAGGGTTTTAATATGCTTGGCGTTACTCTCCTTGTATTTGGTATCGGAGGATTGTACGTTGGTACTGTTGGGGGTGTGGGGTTAATATTTGGTTGGCCGCAGCAGATAATTCAAAGTTTTATAAGGCAAATTTAAGAAAAAATATTAACACCTTCCTTTTCTCCTTCATCAATACACTTTTGGGCATCAATAAATTCATTTTTATCATAGTCGATGTTTTCCCCTTCTATTGTGCCACAAATCTTAATACACTCATCTATAGCGGATTCTAATGTATCTCCTAACCCCACAACTGCACACACAGTATTTTCATGCTTGTCAGGGCTTGGAATTATCCAACATATATCATCCCTAAAAGTATAGTTATAAGGCTTTATATTCCTATGATATTTTTCTGGATATTTAATTGGAATCCATTGATCTACGTCATTGCCATAATCTATAAATAGCTGTACTGCATATTCTTTTTCATATATAGGCTCCACTAAGTCTCCTTGTGCTCCATGGAATATTATTTCACCAAGATTTATGCAATTCCTTTGTAATATTTCGTTAGGTGGAACGCCTAACCTGGCAGTAAAATCCAAGGGATAGAATTTGTTTTTATCTACCCGTACTTCATCACTCCAAAAAGTACTTACCATTAATTCTTTCGATACTTCAGATATTCTACTGGAAAATTCCTGCATGGGTTTTGGCAGGTTGTCATTAGTAATAACCCTTGAAGCATAGGCTTTGTTTTTAATTTCATAGCCTCCCATAAATTTAACTGGCTGTTGTCCATGTACAACAAAAGTATCTCTGCCTGTTTCTACCCCTTGAATAGGAGTAACTATTATAAACCTTAGTTTATCAGCATATGTGCCTTGTTTAAGTCTTAATTGTTCAAATGTTATTTTGGTGGATTCAAAATTCCAATGGCGATATGTTTGCATATCTGATCTGAACATGGAAAACTTAATAAATCTTATGCCATCTACATTTTCAAGGGCTTTAAGAAGTGAATTAATTCCTTCCACTACCATATATTCCGGCAATGGGAATCCCCACTCTTTAACCTTATCCAAAAATAATTCTCTATTATTTTCAATATCAGCCAATGCACCAGAACCGAATACATTGAAGCCGCGTTGTATTAAATCCTCTTGTAGGTTTTTTCGAGAACATCCAGGGAAAAATATAACATCGGAATCATATACATTTTTTTCCCAATTATCTACTTTTATAAAATCTCCACCTTCTCCAACTGCTTTTTTGGCAGCCCTAATATCATGTTCATTATCATCCCATTCGCTGAAATATTTAACTGTGCCATATTCTTCAGATAAGCGTTCGGCAAAAGATTGATAGATGCCTCCGCTATCCATAAATAGCAGAGTTTTATTGTTAATGAAATTCATGGGATTCGGGGGTGTTATATTCTGTTCCGCAGGGTTCGTTTAATGGGAAATCGCTGTCATGGTTTAAATCATCAAGACAATCATCATTATCTGATTCTTCTTCCTCATCCTCTTCTGGATCCACGATCAGGCTCTTGTTGCATCTTCGGATGATGTTTTAATATTCCTGATGCGGTTTCCATGTTTTGTTCTGTGGTTTTAAATGTACGCTTACAGGAGGTACATTCATAGTTACTGCATGGCACAGTAACGTTCACAAGTCCTTTTTTTATTTGGAGCCCATCTTCTTTAAGTTTGGCCTCCATACCGCAGAAAATACAATCAATTATTTTTCTCATGTTTCAAATTTACAATAAAAAAGCGTACCTCATAGAAGCACGCTCAAAAGTTCACTCTTTTCGTATCGAGAAACAGTTTAAGGAAAACCGATACATTTTTACTATTTAGTAACCGGACTTTTAAGAAAACTAATCATCTTTAATCTATAAACATTTTATTTTTAATATAAAATTATGCCGGATACTGGCCTTGTATGGGTGGCGAACCCTTAGATTATTTCTTCATATCGTAACGGGTTATTTTAATGAGTAAAAATAGTATAAGTATATTCATTGCCATCCATCCGAATATAGATAATACACAAGGAATTGTAGGGCTTATTAATGATAGCCAATAATAAATAGGTATAATGGCTACCAAGCTTAATAAGGAAGATATGGCGCAATATATTTTAAATCTTTTTGGTGCGGGTGGAAATCCAGGAGGTAGTGCCATATTATTTTAGGTAACTATATACTTAATGATACCAACGTGTTGCATTTCATTGGTTGTTAAATTGACTCCATTGTTGAGCCATTGCCAAAGCTAATCCTGGTTCTGTCTTACTTCTTTCCTTGCCTTTTCCCTTGCCTAATACCCCATGTTTGGGTGAATATTTACTAAAACCTGATTTTGTTTTTTTACTCCTAAAAATAACAAATTGAGGTTCTATCCATGTTTTAACTGGTTCAAATAGATTAGGTTCTTTTGTATGTAGTAGTTTAGGCAAGTTATGTAACCAAAGACAAGTTTTCTTGGGGTATGGGTCGCCAAAGTAATAGGGATTGATTATTTGGTCTGGTTTCCTGTAAAGGTTACTCATTATACTTATCGGGTTCTCAATGCACCATGCAAATGATAACTTAGTAAATTTCATAAAGAAATCAATACCCTCTTGTTGCCTCCCATCCTTTCTTTTTGCTTCAAAACTTGGCGCACCGCTAACTGCTAAGTGTGTGCAAGGAGGGAAAAATATACCTACTCTAATTTCGGGGTGTTCATCTATAACTTCAAAAATATCTCTTTGAATATGCCATTCAGGATGACCGCCCGAACATTCCTGTAAATCGCAAGAAAAGGCTTCTATACCCATATTACGGAAGGCTTTTGTTACTTCCTGGCTTTCTTCGCAGCCTATCAAAAAATCAATCTTCATTTGGTATCATTAAGTATATTGTTGCCGAAATAATGTTGTGAGCTTCTGGGGTATTATCCACATTTACTTTTGTAAAAACTGTCCACAATATTTTACCCTTTCGATGAGCGTATTCCTATCTTCCTGTGTTACCTCAAACCGGATAACATTAAGGTTTTGAGTTATCATACAGCCTTATTTAGCATTTCAGAAGCTATAGTTACTCTTTGAATGAGAGCATCCTTATCTCCCTGGGGTATTTCAAACCGTATAATGTTTAGATTTTTATACTTCCCATTATTTAATATATACGGCAATTCTTCTTCATCAGCAGAATCAATCCAATAATAATGTTTCGCTTCTTTATCGCTTATATAAGCTGGGTTATGAATCATGTCTTTAATGGCCTGTAATTCCTCCTTATAAGGCATATACACTATTAATTCTACTTTATTGGTATCATGTAACACTCCATGACTTACGCATTGCCAGTAGAATTTTTCTCCATCTTCATGGTTTTCTCTTACTTCATCTATCGAAGTGCATTCTACAAGGTCGCAAAATGAATTTCGGGTTTGTGGACATTTTATTTCTACAACTGTTTTATCACTCGTATCCTTAAATTTCAATCCATCAGAAGTATCGGACCAATATTTTAGTTCAGGATGTTCAATGGTTTCTTGGCTTGATAATGAATACTCAAAACCAAGAAGATTAAAAGCTCTTTTTTCAGCTAATTTACCCCATGTTAATGGCCTTGTATTTGTTTCTACCTCCATAGGGAGTCCAAGTTTTATTTCTCTCTGTCTGCTTTTCAGGTAAGTATAAAAAGGTTTGCCAAATGTATCTTTAGCCTTACCATTTGACATTAATGCCACTATCTTACTGCTTGTAAAATGCCCCAAGCGAAGAGGGTTGTTTCTTAATGTTGTGTTTTCCATATTATTTAAAATTTAGGTTAGCAAATTCTCCATGCAATTCAATGGCTTTATTATCATATTCAATGGCTGCCAGTAACTCACCACATGGAGTATGTGGATAAGTTCCTATTCTGATTAATTTACCGTTTTTTCTTATCCTGGATATGTATTGTTTACCATATCTATAAGGACTGACTCCTTTAAATTTAGATACACCCCATACTTTTCTATTTGCCAGGTTTTGACTGTTTGAGGCGAATCTTAAATTTCCTTCCGTATTATCGAGTCCATTTCTTTTTTCATGGTCCACTATTTGTCCGGCAGGTGCTTGCTTTATGATATTGTGCATCATTATAGTTTTGTACTTTGCGTTTTTTCTTCCCCCGCCTAAGTATATGCCTCTCTCTGCATACCAATTATTTCCTCTAAAATGAGCGCACCATTCCCAAATAGAAAGGAAGGGATGCCACCACCAGCCTACAATGGCTTCCTTGCCTTGTGTTAAAGGAATAGTTTTTGAATATGGAACAATAGAGTTCACGGTTTTTGAGGATTATTCATATTTAATACTGTAACTTTTAAGGTATTCATAAGCTTATCATAGCTTGTAACCTCTTTTTTATCAATTATTCTTTCTATGTGAGTACGTTCCTGTTCTGTGAATAAATGTTTCTTTTCTTGATATAGTTTTTTTAGCTCCTCCTCAGTAGTTACTGGCTTCAATATACTGTCATAATCTGACTTGTCTTTTCTATTTAAATCACGCCCAAATATTCTACCGAAGTGGTGTGCTGCATCTTTTATAGCATCTGACTTTGCAGAAGCCACGGCTAACTGTACACCATTAGGTTTTATTTTGGTAATATCTGTTGGATTGGCACCTGCATCCATTTGTATAGGCCATGCGGCAACACCGTCTTGAAATTCCTTTTCTCCGGTTATAGGATTTACCACATGCACCCTTACCGTTACCTGCACGCTATTAACCAATATAACAGGTTGAGTTTTTACTTCTACGTTAAAGCCGCCATATATCCGGTTAAGTAAATATTCCACACGTTCTATTGGCAAGTACTTAACAGAAGAGTCAAGTGGATGTATTTTTACCCATTTCTCATGTGGGTCCTGATTAAGAAGAACCATTAGTCCATCTTCCTTTATAGTTAATGGAGTTTCTTCTATGAGAGCTTCAAGTTTTATTATTCCTCTTGCCATGGCTTAAAGTGTTTTAAATATTATTACTTTTTATATTTTAGATAATCCCAAGGACTTTTATCTTCCGCCTGTTCCATGGCAGCCATTTCTTCAATATATGCCATGGCCTGTTCTTGGGGTATTAAACCAAAATCTTGACACATATAATCAGGATGTACCCGTGTATGAATCATATTTGCTGCATAAGCCCATGAATATTTATCTTTTAATTTATAACCAATTTCACCAGCCATATTAACTAAATGCCCAGCAGTACACATTCTTGTTCCGCATACATTGGCTTTTGGATCATACTGTTCTATTTTTCCAAAAGTGGTTTGATCATGTATTCTTTTTTTAGATTTTATATCATTCCAAAGATGTGTATAAGGAGTATCTATAATTGGTATTGATTCAAATTCTATCAGGTCGGATAAGATGTACCCCGCACCTCTCAGGTCGGATGCGCTGTACCCCGCACCTATCAGGTCGGATGCGCTGTACCCCGCACCTCTCAGGTCGGATGC